GCAATGTGGTCAATTATATCTTGTGTAAATTGATGGTCTGTTGGCTGCCAACCCACTAATATGCGGTTCAAACACTCATCAATGTCTGGTTGCGTGAAATATACGCGATTTTGTCGCAACGCATACAACATGGCTTCATTCAGCAAGTTTTCTATTTGTGCTCCAGACAGCCCATTTGTCAAATCCACCAAATTGTCCATATTAATTGTCACATCATGTGGTTTTCCCTTAATATGAATCAATAATATAGAACGGCGCGTCTCTTCGTCGGGATTTCCTATATACACGCGCTTGTCAATACGACCAGGGCGCACCAATGCGGGATCTAACATATCTGGACGGTTCGTTGCACCGATTACAAATACGCCACTCGCATTTTTAAATCCATCTAACGAGACCAGCAGCTCATTTAATGTGGCATCTCTCTCACTTGACGAGGTTTCACCGTCATTCGCGCGCGCTTTACCCAGCGCATCAATTTCGTCAATAAATATGATGCATGGTGTATTCTCACTCGCAAAAGAAAATAACTCACGTATACGAGAAGCCCCCACTCCAACATATTTTTCTTGAAACTCTGCCCCAGATACCGCAATAAAACTTGATTGTGCCTCTCCAGCAAGCGCTTTCGCGAGTAATGTCTTTCCATTTCCAGGCGGACCTTCAAATATGAGACCCTTTGGTACACGCACGCTGTACGGAGAATACTTTGTATAGTTGGTGAGAATATCAACCGTTTGCAATAGCTCTGCTTTAACTTTTCTATACCCACCCACATTTGAAAACGTATGATCGTTATTTGTAACCAATTCGAAGTTTTTACCTTTGCTCTGCTTTCCCGTCCTACGATTACTCGGGGTTTCTCCAGACGCGCGAGGGTTCGCCTGTTGTCGGAACATATTGTATAATGCTGCTTCCGGATCATTCTCGTCAAAATCATCGTCTGACATAGTAGCCATTCCAGGATTAATGATAATACGGAATCCATATGGAGCCGTATCAGTGTCATTTGTATTGTCGCTATTTCCGTCTGTGTGGATAGTATTCTGTAAATCTGGTTTTGGTTCAGAGCGAAAATTCCGGGATATATGGTCAAAATAAGACGGCTCGCCTTCTCCCATAATCGCCTGCGTTTGAACGGATGCATTTCGCGAATTAAGACGCTTTAGGTATTTTTCATAATAATACCGCGAAAATGGATAATTGCGGTTATTTGATTGACGGCCGGATGGAATCATAAACCGGTTCGGTTGTCTACGCAGTTGGTTCGGCGTGTAAAACGACAAGAGAGGCGAAATAATGCTGACTCCATATAGTATGCGCGTTAATGTTGTTAACATGTTTGTGATATACATATAATTATTCTCTTTGGATAGTTTTTTTGATAATTTGTATACGTATATAATATAAATACGTACGTACTTATGCAAGACTTCAACAACGAGAAAAAAGACCATGTAGAGAAAAAAGACGAGACCAAGACAGAAGATGTTTCGGGCGAGTGCAATGAATGCAAGGAATGTCATATGAAGACTCCTTCTGCCATGGACAAGTGGCGCTTCACTTTCTACACGGTGATTGCGTTCATCTTGGTAATTGCTCCTTTCACATACGGTATCACTAATGCTTTATTGGGAGGCTTTGTCGGTAAACTAGTGTCCAAGGGATGCCCCACAATGATGGGACTCGCCGTTCATACCATTGTATTTACCCTCCTTGTTCGCTACATGATGGACTTGGACATTTGAGATATCTATCTGACATGTAAAATATCTGTTTATTTGTTATAGATATGTTGCAATTTGTTCTAATCAGTCTTATTACAGGTATAACGACCTATATTGGAAATAAAATCTTGTCGTTTTGAAATCATATTATGAAAAATAATCATATTATGGTTGTATTTTTTGCTCCGCTTTTTTGCTCCGCTTTTTTGCTCCGCTTTTTTGCTCCGCTTTTTTGCTCCGCTTAGGCTGCGATGCGGATACCGCCGACAAGGGAACTTCCCAATGTCATACCAGCACCAGTGCGGGCGTTAGACCCCATAGCGGGGATAAAGACATCCAAGATGCTAAAGGTGGCGGCGGCAGTTAAGGCGATGATGACAATCTCCTCAAGGTTTAAGGCCTTGCGGGGGATTAATAACGCACATAGTGCGACGGCGAGACCCTCGATTAAATATTTGATAGCACGCTTCACAAGCTCGTTATTTTCGAACATATTATATTATATTATAACATTTTTTTTCGGTGAAAATGCAAATATATAATCTTACTATAATGATATAAACGGTTCTACCAAAAAATATCATATATGACGGAGTTCGAACGTAAAACCTTGCCCAACGGCGAACAAAATCCTAAATACGTTGATTTATGCGATGAGGACCAACCTATTGCGGGACAAAAGTTCGCATGCATGTCCTTCGTCTCACCCGAGAAAATAGTAAAGAAGCGCGAAGTATTTCTCTTCGACCAATTCATCAAGCAATGGGAGTTCTCTAAATCAATGGAACGATATTTCGAGTTTATCCACTTTATCGCCTACAAATACAATCTTAAGTCTGAAACACTAATTGACGATTTCAATGACTTTGTGAAAGAAGAAACCGATAAGCTCCGCAAGTCCGGCATTGAAAACGACTACAAGAACTTTATTGACAAGCAAGAAGAGAAGGTTATGGAAGCTTTCAACAAAGAACACAAGTTCCAGACATCTGTGCGCGGGCTCAAGATTCGTGGCGTGTTCCCCAGCCAAGACGAAGCCGAGAACAAATGTAAGAAACTTCGCGAGCAAGACCCCAATCACGATATTTTCGTTGGCCCTGTCGGTGTGTGGATCCCGTGGGATCCGGAGGCTTACAAGACCGGTCGCGTCGAATATTTGGAAGAGGAATTGAACGCCCTACACAAAGAAAAAATGAAGAACGAGGAAATGGCGAAGAAAGAGTTTGAAGAGCGTGTGCGCGAAACAAAGAAGCAAGCCATTATTGATAACATTGAAAAGGCAAAAAAGAGTGGCAATGTTCTTACCCAATCCATGGACGATGAGGGCAATTTAATTGGTGTTACTGAAACAGTTAATTTTGATGAACGCGAAGCCACCACCGAAGAGGCGACCCGCGAATATAATGAAAACCTGGCAAAGAGCATCAAAGAATCTACACCAGAAACCAAGGAGTAAGACTTAATCGTTATTCCCGTTCATTTTCATCACCTGAGCATACGTCGTCTGTCAATATTTCATTGGAAAACCGAACCCGAGTGGGTTGCTGACCAAATAATAATGGATTGAGATTTTTACTAAAACGTCTCATCCATTTGTGCTTGCCGCTACATACTGATTTGTGTTTCATTATTGAATATAGTTCTTCTTTTAATGGCACACAACTCTCTATTTTTTCTGGTATTGGCTTACGCTTTTTTTTATTTGCATAGGTGTAAATCATCAGATATTGACTATCCATTTTATATTAGGTTGTTTATTGTGTATTCTATTATACAATGATAAATAATCAATTTTGTGCGCTTTACAATTTGAATATTCATATTGTAAACCGATATTGGCTAGATTTCCTTACTTAGACTTGGACTTGGACTTGGACTTGGACCTCTTGCGTGTCTTAGAAGGACTGCTTCTAATAGTGGCACCTTTTTTGGGTCTCCTTACACTTTTTGCGTTTTTCTTAGGAAGTGGTGTCAAATACGAAAAAATAGTATCCATAACATCACTTGTGCGAGGAATATTCATGCTACGTAAGGTGCCGACTTCTTTCTGTGCTCGCTTCAAATCTCCGGTCACCATGAACTCGCCATTTTCAGTTTCGGTGAAATCAACTGGCTCAAAATTATTGAGATATTTTCCAAGCGTTTCTTCGGATTTAACTCCGGTTGTAGCAGTGTAAATGAAACGCTGGTCTCTAAGATACACTCCATCGGGTGTGTCTGACCCAGAATTGATATCGCAATTCAAGTTCTTGGTACAATGGATTGGTGTCATCAACAATTGAATCGTTGCATCTTCTGGTTTGTTGTTCATCATACGAATGCTATGTTCAATGTGGGAAACCTTGCCGATTATTTCGGTATTCCCCTTGGTATAGGTGAGCTTTCGTGGATTGCGACTATACACATTCGTAAAACGGTAAATAGTGCCCAACTTAATTGGCCCCAATGAACGTAAACTACCAACTGCCATTATGGAAGGCGTTGGTTTTATCTTTGAAACGCGTTCTTTCCAGTCTTTATCACTTGTCGTCAAAATATCGCCGTCTTGATAATCATATGGATCGTCCGGGTTCACTTCCACACCGGTTTTGAGTAAATGTTCGTTGCGATGTTTCAATTTGTATGAAACTCCCTTTACAAACTTACCCAACTCCGAAGCAGTATCAGCGGACATCAAGTCTCTTGCTAAAATTGGCTTGGTGCTCATTTTTACAAAAAATACGTATATACAATACATGTATTTTTTTAGCCTTCACCGAGATTCGAACTCGGGACCTTTTGCTTACTAAGCAAATGCTCTAACCAACTGAGCCATGAAGGCTAGCCTTCGCCGAGGATTGAACTCGGGACCTTTAGTTTACAAGACTAATGCTCTGCCACTGAGCCACAAAGGCACAATATATATTGTTTGTATTCTTTATGCTGTTTTTTCCGTAAATTATTACCATTGTGATTTCTTCACATTAATCGTTGGTCCAGTCTTCTTTTTTGATTTGCTCGGGTCATATGCCTCGTCTTCATCATCCGAGCCCATATTTTTCGATATATCCCAAAACTCTTTTGAACCCAAGCGAAAATCTGGATGATTTTCGGCCTTATACCAGAATATTTGGTCGTTCAGTTTATTAGACTTTGCATTATTGTTTATCACTAAGCATTCGTAATTTTCGGTGGTTTGGTCCATCACCGCACAAAATGCTTCCAGTGTAGGAAACATACTCGCGTAGTTTTCCCAAATACGCTTTCTATTTGTCAAATATGGTTCTCTCAATATGAACACATAATCAATATTGGTTCTCAAGTTTGGTGGGATACCCAATGGATATTGCATAGTAATAATTAACATGATCTTCCAATGACGACCGTTCATGAAAAGCAATCTCATCATCTTATCTCGTGTCCATGACTGGTCATACAAACAATCATCTAGAATAACGAATGCACGAGGATCAATTGTTGTCCTGTTATATGATGCGACTTCTTTGTTCATTTGCTTTAATACTGTCTTTTGACGTCGCAAAATGTTCTCAATCAACACTGTATTGTATTCTTCGTGGATAAATAGGCGTGGAACATGTGCAGAATAAAATCCATTTCCCGCTTCTGTCCCCGAAATAACGGTGCCGATTGGAATATCTTGGTGATAAAATAATAAATCACGAACCAAGAAAGATTTACCCGTATCACGACGACCAATCATCACTATCACTGGCCCCTTGTTCTCATTTGGCTTAAATGTAATCTCCCGCATATTAAACTTTCTCATTTCTAATGACATATTGTGCTTGTTTTATTTACACTATGTGCATACTATCTTACTTCATATTGAACGTATCCATACTGTAATGTGTTTGTTTAGTAAAAATTATAATATACCAACCAGTTATACAAAATATTATAATATTGTTTATGTCAAGTCAAAGAGAACCATATCCCAAGTTTTCGCTTGGATATTCCAAAATAAAATCCTTTGATGTGTCATTTTTAGTTGCCAATGCAACTACCGAACCCATATGTGAAACTGTTCCCGAACCATATAATCCGTTTCACATCACACAATTACAGCATTATAATCCGATTTATAATGAACTTTTTGAAATCACCGAGAACAACTATAACAAAATTGCTCTAAACCAACAATACCAATTTGTAAATATGAATGTTGTCGAAGAGAATGCATCTAAAAATCCCGTTTCCAAACCGGTTTTCATCAAGTATTCTCCTCTTGTCGACCCAGTCCATTACGTGGTAGGCAAATATAAAACCGACAAACCTTTTGCTTTACCGACCCCTTTCAATATCGGGTCTGATGCCCCATGCATGAATAAAATATGCACCCCCCATAATGCAGCATATATTGACAACTTTTTCTATTATTTGTCCAGTCAATTACTTCATCATAACTTTTTTGTTCACGGTATTGACTTTTATGGCTCGTTTATGGGTATTCAAAAGCACTTTATGCTGGATATTGTAGACGATTTGGAATATTTACATAGTTCCACATATTTCCGCAATATTCGGAATGACAAAATATTTTTGCGCGACACCCACCTTATCAATATATTTGAAAACGAATCCAGAAAGAACCGCGTTAAATTACATATTTCCCGAACCAATCAACATAACTTTACTGTTGAGAACTTGGACCTAGATATTACAGATATAAATGATATTTCTGCTAGTGTTTTGGAACCGGTTTACCAACAAGACTGTTCGTCAGATAATATCATGGTTCTCGCAAATAACGCAAACGACGAATCGGATGACTCCACCGTTAACAGCGAAGTCAGCAATAGCACGGATGAATCCGGTATTGACACCGTTCATTTTTCCGACGATGACGATGACGATACATGCTCTACTAGTACATGCACTTCGGTTGGCTCGTTATATGCATTCATCAAAGACTTCCCCATACTGGCCACATGTATTGAAAAATGCGACGGCACCATAGATAAATTATTCGACAAACAAGAAATTGACTGCGAACAGGGTATCGCCGCCATGATGCAAGTTATCATGATTCTTATTACATATCAAAAAGCGTTCCGATTTACACATAATGATTTACATACGAATAACATTATGTATACGAATACCGACAAATCGTATTTGTATTATCGGTATAAAAAGCAACTTTATAAAGTTCCCACATTTGGAAGAATATACAAACTGATTGACTTCGGTCGCAGCATATATACGTTCAATGGGCGCATATTCTGTAGCGATAGCTTCGCACCGGGCGGTGATGCATCTACACAATACAATACTGAACCCTTTTTCGACGACGATAATAAACGCATTGATCCGAACTATAGCTTTGATTTATGCCGTCTAGGTTGTTCTCTATTTGACTTTATTATGGAAGACGCCAGTTTTTTCAATGCCGACCATTTGGACGAACTTCAGCGCACAGTATGCCGATGGTGCTCTGATGATAATGGGAAAAATATATTGTATAAACGTTCCGGAGACGAGCGGTATCCTGGGTTCAAACTATATAAAATGATTGCCCGAACCGTACATAGGCATAGCCCCGACGAGCAGTTGAAACATTCCACATTTTCTCGTTTTGAAATGTCCAACAAAATTGCCTCCAAAAAAAATATCAAAATACTTGATATCGACTTAATTCCGGTATACGCCTAATTTGCAAAGTATTTTGCAGTGAACTCATCTGGTGTCATAATCGGAATATTATTGGTAGTTGCATATTTCGTTTTATTTGACACATCCTCGTGCGACTTCGTAATGAGAATGTGTGTTTTCTTACCCATTGTATTATCCAAATGCGCACCAATGCGTTCCAGGTTGCTTATAATGGACTTGTCTCTCACTTTTGTCATTACAATATGTTTGTCATATAATGGGTGAGATGTATCTACTGTTTTCTTTTTCTCTTCAACCATTTCATTTTTATTTTCATTAGTTTGAGAACCTAGTTTGGATTCCAATCCAGTTTCTTTCAAAAATCCCATAAATCTTGGAATATTTTCTACAAAACTGCGTGCGTTCTCTTTTCCAATACCCTGAATCTTTTGCAATTTACCTTCTTTTATTGTTGCATTATCTGACGACGTTAATACATCGGGATATTCTTTCATAATGGGTGTGAGTTTCTTTACACCCATCCCTCGTCCCATCATGTTAGATGCGACCATCACATCCACTAGTGTGGCACCTTCCACCTTTGTTTTGATACCTTCGTATATTTTCTTCACCATTTTTTCTTTGAACCCATCTACTTTCGTCATATCTTCTTCCGTCATTTTCAATATTTTGGCCACGCTGTCGTTTCCAGTCTTCATGATACGTTTCACGTTACCTCGCGACAATCCATCTACACCCAATGTAGTGAAGAAGTCTGTAATGTTCTTTTCTCGCACGGTCTCGTCTTCAAATACATTATCCAACACAATATCCACATGGCTCTCCGTCCAATGATACGACACATCGGGCATTTTCGCGGTTTCCGCGGGAACGGTTACCGTTTTGATATACGGAATTACATCACCACTGCGGATGATTTGGATCAATGCGCCCACGCCGATTTTATTGGCCTCAATGAAATTACCATTGAACCCCGTGGCGTATTCTATTTTGACACCACCCAAATGAATTGGCTCAATGCGAACGCGAGGCTTCAAATATCCGGCTTTACTTGGAGTCCATATTACATCCACGACTTTTGCTTCCGCGACTTGGTCTGTTAGCACCATCTTGAATGCGAATGAGTGGTCGGGATTGCCGTCTTTTCGTGTGTAAATATTGTCATCTGCTACAATTACACCGTCTATTTCGTATTCATAATTGTCTCGCCAAGATACGAGCGTGTCTGATAACATTGTGTTGCTTAATGTAGTCTCGGTTTTATTTTGGACCACTTCGAACCCGAGTTCTTCCATTTTCTTCATTTGGTCGCTTGGCTTCATTTCAGGCTTGATCAGTTCATATGCTACGAAATGAAGGTCCGACGCCTTGGTGTCTACTGTTTTCTTGTTGATAATTCCTGACACCATATTGCGTGGATTGGCAAATGTGGATTTATATTTCTCTATAAACACTTGCTTCTTCACGATAAACTCGCCACGAACGACTATTTCTTCTTCGTCGGGGTTCGGCATATTAAGTGTTCGTATTAAATGTGTGATTTCTTGTCCCACCTTTCCATTTCCGCGCGTGTATAATTTTTGTTCGCCGTTTTCTGTCGTGTATAAACCACTTACACCGTCTAGTTTACACGATAATACATATGGTCCACTGTATTTTTGCATCCATGACGACAACGCATTTGTATCGGGCTTGATTTTGTCCATAGAACCCATGAAATATGGCAATGTCACCTTTTTACCCTTTACGTCTGCACCTATTTTTTCCAATGCAGTATTTTTGGGATATTTTTTGTCGGTGTATTCCTTTACAATATCAAACTCATTATCTGTAAGGAGTGGATTTTCATTGTAATATTGTTCGCTTGCTGTATCTATCATTTTGACTAATTCGGCTTCGTTTAATGCTTCCAATATACCAATACCATTGTTTTTGAAGTCTTCTAGGTGCTGATTTACACTTGTTTTCTTTGGTTCGGCGGGTTTCTTTCGCTTTACTTTTATTTTGATTTTTTGAGGCTGTTCTTCTTCATATTTCAATTCTGTATTGGTTGGTTCAAATGTGTTTTGATGAACGATTGGTACCAATTCTGGCAATGACGTATCTATAACCGGCTCTTCTGGAACTGGTGCGATGATTTCTTCTATTACTTCTACTTTTGGGGGTGTCTTTTTACGTGTCTGTTTTGGCTTTTTTATTCTTATTTTTTGTGTTTCTTTTACAACTTTCGGTGCTTTTGGTTCTTTTGGTTCTTTTGGTGCCTTGGGGGCTTTTTTCGTTTTCTTTTCACTATCCGTCTTTTTTTTACGTGTTTTTCTTTCCTTTGGTTTAGTTGTGTCCTTAGGTTCTTTTGGTTCTTTTGGTTTAGTTGTGTCCTTAGGTTCTTTTGGTTCTTTTGGTTTAGTTGTGTCCTTAGGTTCCTTTGGTTTAGTTGTGTCCTTAGGTTTAGTTGTGTCCTTAGGTTTATTCGGAACAACAAACTCGATGCTACGAATGTTCACTCGCTCTTCGGGTTCTTTATACACCATATTCAAAAACGCAAATATATCATTTTCACTTTTAAACTCATGAACCACTTTATCGCCCTTTTTGTTCCCACGTTCTTTCGTGTATAACCCATGTTCATTCAACGAATATCCCATGGTTAATGCATGTGCTCGCATTCCGGTATTAAAATGCTTGCTTCCGGTAAAATACAACACCGCAAATGGGTATTCTTCTTTTGATGTAAACATAAAATCTATGCGGCGGGCAACCTTTCCATCGGGCAATCGTCCAATCACAAGACTTTTTGTGTTGCCAAGAGAGAGAGTTTCCAAAATAATATTGGCCTCTTTCAATGCCGCCATCCATTTCTTAAATAGTTCGGGCTCTTCTGCCGTTACAATAACATCAATATCTCCTGAATTGAGTGCGCCTCTGCGATAGCTACCGACCACTTCGTATCGTGCACTAGGCGTTTTTACTTTTCGGAACTCGGACTCAAAAATAGTATTAAACTCATCTACTTCTTCACGTGGAATGCGTTTCAGTATGTCTTCGTAATATTTCAACCCCGCGCGCTGTCCTGCGTTCAGTAATTCAGCTTCGCGTTTGCGCAACTCTTCTATGGTTGTTACACCCTTATCTACCAAATCCTTTGCTTTTTTAGGTCCAATTCCATATACTTCGCTCAGCACATTTTCGGGTTTGCCCTTTTCTTCTTCAAATATGCGCAATGTACCGGTTTCCATATAGTCGCGTAGTTTCGCCAAAATCACGGGTCCAATATGTGAGCGCCCTTTCAACTGGTCCACACTTGTAATGTCTTCTTCTATTGTCATTACTGTATCTGCAGCACGCGTGTATATGCGAGACTTCATAAAATCACCGCGCCGTGCCATGGTTTTCGCCAATCGCTCGAGAACATCAATGACTGTTTCATTTAAACGTTGCTGCTCAGCAATCTTTATTGTATTGGTCAAAGCATCGGTTGCCATTCCTTAATATAAGATATACACAGATTTATGTCTATATCTTATCGCGTTTCAATCTATACTTGTGTAAGTTTTTAGAATCCTGGTTCATCTGTAAACACCTGTGTGGCTTTCAATTTTACACTATCGCTATTCGTAACTACGTCAAACATATCCGCAAAAAAGCCATTAAACTGTGAATAAACAAATAATCCCACCATACTGCTTAGAAACACTTTCGCACCATCGCGGATAATATGTTTCATTGGCTTCCATTCTTTGTCCACGTATTTCATTTCCAAAACGGCAATAATTACATATGCAGTGGTGATTGCCGCAGCAACCATAAATAACTGTTCCATGTGAGTAATATACAATTTTTTTATACTATATTACTCTCTCTTTAACGCATATATTCCTAAAATGCGGGAAGTTCTTCGATCCCGTCTAGAACCGCGTCCTCGGTATTTGCGGGTTTTCTCGGTTCGTCCAATACATCAAACCCACTTAAATCCACCATGTCGGTATGGATATGAATGCGCTCATCATCACTATCGGCCTCTTCGTCCAACTTGCGTTCAAGTGCGCGGGTGGTACTAATATCTTCCAGGCGCTCAATCGTTTTAGGTGCATTGACCTCTGAAACATTGTTGTCCTCGGCCATTACTGAGTCATAGTCGTTAAATGCGAGTTTGGTAATGGTTGGCTCTTCGTCAATGTTCTGGATGGAAGGGACCACTTCTGGAACTTCATCCGCGGGAGGTGCTTCGCTTGCAACCTCGGCGTCCGGAGCAGGAGCAACCGGTTCTTCTGTTGCATGTGGTTCCTCGATGTTCTCGATGATAACCTCTTCTTCGTGCTCTTCCGATTCGTCCATGTATGCACGGATAATCGCCTCGGTGGGAATGCTATCGCGAATGGACACTAATATTGACTCTTGTATAATCATTTCTAGTTCGCGATTGTTCTTTTGCACCTGAAGAGGACTGATGTTCGCCTCAAATAAATATACGTTTGTATATACCTTTCGTGCAACATTGATGTAGACCTTGTGGACGAATGCATCCAACTTGGGAATGGAAATGTCAATCTTCTTCTGTTTATTCCCAACACGAATACAAGTAAGCACTTTGAGTTGGATAATATGCACACATGTAATCAAATCCTCCAAATAGTTACAACCACTTCGCTCTATAATACGCTTACGCTCTTCTTCTACAATCGTATTGTTCCACTTTGGCACGCGCGACAATAAGTTCTGAAACGTCATCAAATATTTGCTAGATTCGCCGTTTTCTTTGCAAATCTTCATCGCTTCATTGAATATGGATTTTACACCTTCCGAAACGAGTGGGGTGAATATGCTAACCAGCCGGCTACACCACTCGTTGCGAGATTCTTGTAAGTTCGAGATTATAAAATCGTCCATGAATACTTATACTGATACGATATTCTTTATGTCATTCGTCTTACGCATAAATAAAAAGTCAAACATATAAGACATCAATAATTTCTCGTTGCGGTATTCGGACTTTATTTTGGCAAAACACATATTTGCGCGCGATCGCTTGGTATTATCTACTGCCTTGCTATGTTTCAACCAGTTCATTACATCTAAACATGCTAAACCTTCTTCGTATATTTCGCTTGCTAAATTGAGCCAGTTTTCGTGCGTATATTCTATTGCCATGATTTCGCGGATCTTGGTATCCAACCACTGTTGTTGCTCCTTGCGCGTTTGTACGAAATACGGCGTGTCGTTGGTTAATTGATGTAAGTTAACTATTTTATTTTCGTGAATGTATTCTGGAACATATAGTTCGCAAAATCGCGATAAAATCGGGTTCAAAAGCTTATGTTTGTTCTCAACTATTATAAAAAAACGTGTATTATGACTAAACAATTCTATACAACGTCGTAATGCCGACTGTGCATCGATGGTTAAATAATCTGCATTCATCAACACGATGGATTTGAATTGGATGCCTTTGCTAGACTGGATGTTTGTTTTTGCGAAAAACTTGACCTCATCGCGAATGAACTTGATGCCTTTCCCGTGTGCGCAGTTCACCGTCATCACATTGGACTTCATTTTACGGCGGTCATTTTCATATATAAGGTTTAAGAAATTGTTCAATATGGTTCGCTTACCGCTACCGTGTGCTCCGTGAAATATTATATGCGGTATTCGGTTAGAACTATAGAACGTATTTAACTTTGTATATATTTTATCATGATTGTTTGAGTGTAATGACATATTCGTTGAATAAATAGGCGGTTATATTCTATATTGGTTCTCAATCTATTTGTTTGGGACGATTTTCACTATATCGAGTTGCTTTGTGAACGCATAACGTTCATGATACATTGTGCCCCGTCGGAGATTGCATTCTAAACATGATAAAAAGAGATTTTCTCGGTTATGTCCGGCTGCATTGTCTATGCGGTCCAACGACCATTGTCTCGGTTCTCGCACATTTTCATATAATAGTCGGACCGGACGTCGGCAATAATTACATATATGTTGTGCGTCACGAAATAGCGATATAATTGTGTTTACATCTACTAATTGGTTCTCGTCCAATAGATTTTTTAATACATCTTGAGAACGATAACCACTTATTTTTTGTTTTATTTGTTGAATAATGATGTTACATTGAACTTCGTTTGATATATTTCGCGTGGCGATTTCAGTGATGTACTGGATTTCGTTTGATATATCTGCGGTGGCACACGTTTCTATCCATTTGGCGGTATTTGTGATGATTCGTTTTCTCGGTGGTTCTTTGGCTTTGGCTTTGGCCTTTTCTTCTGCCTTTTGTTGACGAAGTGCCTTCTTTTCTTCTTTTGATATAAACATGTCATCTTTTAATTGAATGCGCTTTATATTCGAGTCCATATTGTAAATGTATATCACGTTTGTTTTAGGTTTTTATGTGATAACAATATATAAAATGTTGGAATCGTGGGCACTAGGAACCACTATTGCGTCTGTATTACATTCATTTGGGCAAGTATTTTTGAAGGCGACATCGAATGACCCCATGGTAGTTTTAGCATATTTCAGTATTACTTCGGGAAGTTTGAGCGCTATATGGCTTGCATATATGTATTTGATTGCTAAATCGGGTATCAAGCGCACCGAAGCATTTGATGTACCTATGCCCGCCATTTATGCCGGTATTTTCTTCTTTTTCGGTAATTTGTGGTGGATTTATAGTTTACAAAATGCGCCCTCCGTGTCGGCTGCGCGTATGATGATGACCGGCATTGAAGTCGTGGTTCTCGCCATATTGGGTTATTATTTGTTTAAACAACAACTGAATTGGGTGAGTCTTGTGGGAATTGCGTTGATATTTGCAGGTGTTTATTTGCTTAACATGGGAGAGTAGACAACGTTTTTACACCTTTGAAGATTTAAAATGGGACGAAATTGTCTAACAATTATAATAAAAATTATATAAATATTTTTTATTATATAGTGTATCACAATGGATAATAAAGAAGACATAATAAAGGAATTAGAAGAAAAAAATGCTAAATTAGAAGAGGAATTACAAGCAACCAAAGAACATCTTAAAAAATACACAGCACCAGCAAGTAGAAGAGAGTATTATGAACGAAATAAGGAAAAAGAGAAACAACGAGCAAAAGAATATCAACAGAAGACAAATTATAAAAGCGATTATAAACCTACCCCAGAGAAAAAGAAAGAATATAATAGACGTGAGTACTTGAAAAGAAAAGAAAAACTCAAAAAGGAAAACGAAGAAAAACAGAATGACGATATTATTTAGGAATAATGTTTATTAACGAAATTACTTAAAAATAAAATATTTAGTAAGTATATAGAATGGTGAAAAAGAAAAAGAAGGAAACCTTCCAAGAGTTCCGTTCCATAGAGAAATCTGCTTACACTACCATAAAAACCACACTCAAATCTGTATTACATAACCACAAAGAAGTTCAACCAGTCATCACCAATTTGGTTTTTGAAATGAACGATTTGATGATACACTCTTATCAATTTATTAGGTTGTATGTATTGAAATGTTATAATGATAACCAGCCTTTTCCTGAAATAAATGAAAAGTTTATTTTGTATTGTATCAAGACATTAGGTATACGTGATAAGCGTGGAATACAAAGCAAAGATACTGACCTATTAGAAACATTACAAGAGTTTTATGATAAAGAATATCAACCTTTACTTAACCACGAAAAAACATCTTTGAAAAACAAACCACATCTACTTCCTTATTTAGCAACGCAACTTCATACTTCCTTATCCAACAACACACAAGAACGATTTATTCAGCATTTCCTTCGGTTCATCAATAAAACCACAACGAACATAACAGAAGATAAAGCAATCCTTTTCAAGTTCAAGAAACTCGTATTAGAATGTAATGATGAAACAGATGTTATGTTTGATGACTGGAAAACTACTCATTTACCGAATATTCTTCCTACAAACATAAAGAAGTCAGTTCATTATGATGTGAAAGTGAAACCATTTGATTATTTGAAGGGTATGTTGTATATGAATGCTGTATTAGAAAAAGAAGAACATAAATTATTTCAACCTCTACCGCTTCGTAATAACATTATCCCAAAGCATATTATTCTGGATACGGCGTGCATCATCAGTTTATTCTGTCCTGAAAACGCAAAGAAGGGTGAGTTGTTAAAGAATGTAAGGGAAAATCAATATGATGTATGGAATAATCTGTTGAACCTACAACATAAAACATTCAAAAGCAAACATTATCAGTATCATCATCAACTCCAAACAGATGGTATTAGTTGTTCTTTGTTGTTTATTCGTAAAGATTTGAAAGATAAGAAATGGGGAAGCAGAGTTCCTACTTTGTTAGAGCAAGAATTTCATAACATAGAAGATTTATCCATAGAACAACTGGATACTTTGAAAGATAAAAATATTGTTGGGTGTGATCCAGGGAAGCATTCATTAGTGTATATGATGGATAAATACGGAAATAAACTCCAATACACAGCATCACAACGGAAGATAGAAAGTTATGGAAAGCGGAATGAAAGGATATTATTACAAGAAAAGAAACGGAATAACATCATAGAAAAAGAAACTCATTTATCCAGTAAAAATAGCAAATCGGTAGATTACGAAAAGTTCAAGGTGTTTCTGGTAGAAAAGGATAAACTGAATAAAGAAACAACCCAGTTTTACAAGCGTGATGTTTGGAGGAAAATGAAGTTTAGGCAATATAGTTATGGTAAGAAATCCATAGATACATTCCTTAATAAAATCAAGGAAACTTTTGGGGAAAATGTCCTAATTGGTTATGGTAATTGGAGTAGAAGCACCCAAATGAAACATATAATGCCTACAATGAATAAAGGGTTAAGGAAACTAATCCACAAGAAGTATGATACACTTACCATCAACGAGTATTACACATCACAAAAGTGTTGTGAATGTTATAATGATTTGAAACATTGTAAGGATAAAAAAGGAAAGGAAATATACAGATTATTCGAATGTTCTAATTGCGTGAGTTCAAAAAACAAAAATACCGTATTTAGAACAAGGGATAAGAACTCTGCTATTTCTATAATGAAACTTACAAAGGAATGGATAGAAACCCAAACCAGACCAAGTGAGTTTCAACGACAAGCGTCTTTCACCTGTAGAACAACATTAGCAGGGTTAAGTAAGACGATCGGCAATGAAAAGGTTGCCTATTGATTTACATTTTTGATTTTTATTTTGGGATTTTGTCCCATTTTAAATCTTCAAAGGTGTAGAAAAAATCACATGTATATGTATACACATATGAACCCTAGCGATAGAACCAAATCCAAGTCTACTTCGGGTGATCGTAAAAAAACACTTAAGAACTATGGAAAAAAGGTTCTAAAAACAATCAAGAAATACGGTAAAGATATATTGAAAAGGCGAACAACTAAGAAAAAGAGCAAAACTGCTACCACTTCTACTACTAAAAGTACTAAAACTTCGACTAAAAGTAACGAGCCCGATACTTATGTATGTCCCATTTGTTTAGAGAATATTACTTCCGATAAAATAACTACCATTGAATGTGACCACAACTTTCATGCGAAGTGCTTACAAGTATGGTGCAAAAACAAAACCAAAATTAAGTGCCCTATGTGTAGAAAAGATATTTCAAAAACTTGTGCAGAAATAAAGCCATTCAATAGCCAAGACATTTTTAATTATACGTTGATTGGAGGCGCAGATACAAAGACGAAAAATGATTCAATTGAAATCGTGAATAAATATATTGATAATCCTCAATTTGATATCAATGTTACAAACCCTAAAAACAACAATTCTATTTTACACGAATTGCTCATGTATCCATATGATTTCGATGATTCCATTACAAAATTGTTACAAAATCCTGACCTAGAAATTGATGAAAAAGTTATTCCTTTTCTGGTCTCTAAAAATTACATTACCGACCCCAAAATCATGAATCTATTCAAAAATAATCCGCATTCTACAAAAATCAAGAAATTATTGAAACCCTTTATGTAAATCTATATTTTCATAGAAAAATTACTTGGAAATAATATAACATAGTTCCATATTACTGTATATGGAACTTTGTAACGAAAATAATACTGAAGATAACTCCGAATTAGACCCTGTATTCTGCGAATTGGACCCTGTATTCTCCGAATTAGACCCTGTATTCTCCGAATTAGACCCTGTATTCTGCGATTTGGACCCTGTATTCTCCGAATTAGAACGAATTGGGTGTATTCAAAATGGCGACTTCACACTGAAATCCGGAGCAAAATCTTCCCATTATTTCGATATGCGTCTTCTCATATCACAACCAATGCTTCTTAGTCAAATTGGTGATATGATGTATTACATGTTAGGTGATGTAGATTTAATATGCGCTATTCCCCACGGTGGTATGCCGATTGCCGCGTATATTTCCACCAAATATAACATACCTCTCATCTTTATTCGCGATAAAGTGAAGGAATATGGCTCCCAAAAACAAATAGAAGGTGTGTTCAAGTCATCGGATAAATGCGTTCTTATAGACGATGTGATGACATCAGGCGGCTCCATCATGGATGCGTATAACATCATTCGCGACAAAGTAAATGTGGTTGGCGCATGTGTTATAATGGACCGTTTAGAAACTTCCACTGAAATGCCCATTCCAGTTCGGCATGTATTCACGAAAAACGACTACATTCAATACCAAAAAAATAGATAATTCAGAACATAGAAACAATATGTCTCTGTATAGTATAGTATTATGTCACCTAGAAAAACCAAATCTTTATCGAAATCCCCATCCAAATCTGCATCGAAATCGCCGAAAACCCGTAAAAAACTACCTACAAAAACAATAATGAAAACCGCAAGAAAATCAAGACGAGGTGGTCCGCATATTCCTCGCATCAATACAACGAAATCCGCCGCACAAACCTGGAAAAAACTTCCCGATAGTGAGCGAGATATTGACGAACTCATTGAAAATGCATGCAGCAACATTGTAAAACATAATATTGTGGTGGTATCAATGGTGTGGCCAAACTCCGCATACAAGATGCCTTCTGTGAAATCAAACGCGGTTCACGAAGGACATACGTTTTTCATGTATATTCGCGACAGACGGTTGTATGTAAATGACGTATCTGGTTCTAGAAAATACAATATGAAAAATAAAGTGAAAAAGAATTACAATCGGCTCGTAGACGCCGTTATGGAATGTGTCCAAGAAAAGGGGCTCGTTGATAGTGATACGAATATTGAGTTTGTTCCAGTCTCAACAGAAACATGGGAAGCTATAAGTAAAAAATTGGGTGACAGCTTTGAAGGGTCTTGTATTGAATACACCGAAATTGAGTTGGAAAAACTCGACATGAACACCATTGGTGCATAATTTGACAACATATCATTAGACTATAGTAATGATATGTATGTACACACTAGCATTTCGTTGATTCTGCTATCAAACCTCGTATGCATTCGGTGATAGTCTTATGTTTGAAACATATTGACTGGACACATGCCGGACTCATGCTGTATTCATGAATAGAACGGATCGTTTTATTATATGTCTTCATTTCTTTCGCTGTTTTGTTGTATTTTAACATCAACATGTTATGTATTGTTTCTAGATTGGCTTTTTTAAACTCATATTTGTAGTCTATGCGACCAGGACGTATTAGTGCTTCGTCCAGTTTTTCGGGATGGTTTGTTGTTATAATTATCATAACTCCATGTAGCTCTATTATGCCGTCCAATACGTTCAAAAAACATGATAAATCGAATCCCTTTGGCTTTAACAGCTTGACCAATTCGGTATCAATGGTCTTCTCTTTAGATGTTGTATAATTTGGCTGTGTGATGGGTGGTTCGGAATTGCGCTGTTGCAATGATGACAAACGGGTTGCATCGCAATCTTCCAATATATAACATATTTCTTTCCCCGACAGCGTTTTCCCTTTGATCTTTCGGTTACGGAATACGTCTTCCAGTTCTTCGTTGGTATTGATACTGGATAAATTGACGATGATTGCATGTCGATTACAATATTTCAATATGCCCTTGATTGTGCTTGTTTTACCACAACCAGGACTGCCATAAAACAGTAATCCGGCTTTGAACGTCATACCCGCATTGATGTAGCATTCTTCGCCCTTGTTTTGGGGGTCGTTTTTATCGTATATAAACGGTTCAATATAGTCTAACAGCATTTGTTTGTTCTCAAAAAATATGTTTTTCTGCAGTTCTTTGTTGTGTTCCATTATAAACTCGTTATATTTGAGCGTGGTTTCGCCATCACATGTTTCGGTACCTTTGTATTCGTATATGAACCTAGTTTCCACGCCGACTTCTGACATTTTTTCGTATTCCCTCCTTTTCACTTCCAAAAAATTGTGCAAATTGATTTTACATTGTTCTATTGTATTGTCTTTTGGAAACGTCATTATTCTCATTTCAAATCTCTTATCATGTGTTTTATCGTCTATTTGATTATCCCTAACTGATAATTTCATATGAATATTTAGTTTTTCGTCGATACAAATAGTCTCATCATTTTCAGGAATGAACAAAAACTTGTCTTCATTGGTCTGTTCCGCTTTCCAATACGGACGCGTAGTGTCACTCAGTTTGTTTATCAATAGTTCGGTTGTATTCTTCAGATCTCTTATTTCTTGCTTGTTCTTTTTCAAATAGTGTAACATGCCTAGAAAATAGGGACTGAATATATTTTTATGTGTTTGTTTATCGGAATAACCGTTTGTATATTGCACGACATGTGACACCAATTCTACTGATACTTGCTGGTTGTTTGTGAAATATGTATTCAGAAATTGCCGGATATTATCGCGGATATACTTGTCGACATTTGTTTTTTCGCCGTATTTCATTACATATGTGATGAACATATTCAATATTGCGAAATATAATAAATAATTGGGGTTGTTGCTTTTGAATAAACTGCCTATCATGAGCATGTTGCCCATTTCTAGATTTTCCATTTATTATACACATTATTATATTTTTAAGTGCATTACACATAATAAACGAATAATTTGTGGATTTGAGTGGTAACCGACGACTTTTTTTACAAGATTCTCATTGGACTTTTCAGAAATGGACAAAAATTTTTGTCCATTTTCAAAATGTTTTACCGTTTATTTTCTAAAAAAAGTGAAAAAATCACTTCTTACCATAATGCAGTAAATCCGGATTTTCCCAAATATTTCTGTTACCATGTTTTTTTTTCGGACCCTCCGAAATGGCCCCGGACAAAATGGACATTTTTCATTTTTGGGGCAAAATAATGATTACAAAAAACCCATTTTACCCCTCGTGTTTTTGCCTTGTATTTTATCAAAACAAAAATAATGGAAAATATCGGTTTTTGTTACGACTAGGTAAGCCAATGATTAAAATGATTAGTAAAAACGAGGAGCACCGATTTGTTATATAAAAAGTGACAAAGTGAGTATGTCGTTAAAAAATTATGGTAAGGCGGAAGGTTGCTCGTTTTTCCTCGTTATGGGTTTTTTTTCGGTGAATTGGGTATTTCATTATAGTTGCATTATAACCCGTAACAAATTGGTATATATTACGTGATATTTTACGATGTCTGGTGCGAACATGCGCAATTTTTATCAGTATTTTTGCCATGATGGACCAGAATGCTACCACTATATGTAACAAATTGTATATTATATGATTACATAGGTAATACTAGGTAACCGACAACTTTTTTTGTCAGATTCTCATTGGACTTTTCAGAAATGGACAAAAATTTTTGTCCATTTTCAAAATGTTTTACAACTTATTTTATAAAAAAAGTGAAAAAACCACTTCTTACCATAATGCAGTAAATCCGGATTTTCCCAAATATTTCTGTTACCATGTTTTTTTTTCGAACCCTCCGACCCGGCCCTGGAAAAATGGACATTTTTCTCAGACATGCTAATTTATGCTAACTAAATCTTGCAAGGATTTTCGTCAATATATACTTACCATATTATGTAATATATATTATGTATATTGTTATGTATTTGGCTGCAGTAAGTGCGAAAATGCCCCAAAATGCTAACAAATCTTGCAAAAAAATGCATTACCAATATGATTTAAATTGCATCAGGTGTTCTCTAATAATTAAACCATAATGGTGTTATTTACAAAAACGAGCAATGAGTAATAATGAGTTGGCTGCATAAAATGTTTTACAATATTATTATATCACCATTGTAAGTAATATACTTAATATATTGTATAGAAAACCCAAAATGGACAAAAATTGACAATCCGCAAATATACACATTCATAATTCGTATTGCTTGACGATACGTCTGATATATACATCATAAACACATGCATAGGTAATACTAGGTAACCGACGACTTTTTTTGTCAGATTCTCATTGGACTTTTCAGAAATGGACAAAAATTTTTGTCCATTTTCAAAATGTTTTACCGTTTATTTTCTAAAAAAAGTGAAAAAACCACTTCTTACCATAATGCAGTAAAACCGGATTTTCCCAAATATTTCTGTTACCATGTTTTTTTTTCGGACCCTCCAAAATGGCCTCGGACAAAATGGACATTTTTCATTTTTGGGGCAAAATAATGATTACAAAAAACCCATTTTACCCCTCGTGATTTTACCTTGTATTTTATCAAAACAAAAATATCGCAAAAAACCCGTTTTTGTTACGACTAGGTAAGCCAATGATTAAAATGATTAGTAAAAACGAGGAGCACCAATTTGTTATATAAAAAGTCACAATACACATCAATGTATAAAAAGTTATGGTAAGGTGGAAGGTTGCTCGTTTTTCCTCGTTATGGGTTTTTTTCGGTGAATTGGGTATTTCATTATAGTAGCATTATAATCCGTAACAAGTTGGTATATTTTATGTGATATTTTACGATGTCTGGTGCGAACAAACGTGGTTTTTATCAGTATTTTCGTCATTTCGTGCTGCATTATTACCGATATACGTAACAATTTGTATATTATATGATTACATAGGTAATACTAGGTAACCGACGACTTTTTTTGTCAGATTCTCATTGGACTTTTCAGAAATGGACAAAAATTTTTGTCCATTTTCAAAATGTTTTACAACTTATTTTCTAAAAAAAGTGAAAAAATCACTTCTTACCATAATGCAGTAAATCCGGATTTTCCCAAATATTTCTGTTACCATGTTTTTTTTTCGGACCCTCCGAACCGGCCCTGGAAAAATGGACATTTTTGCCAAAGGGATGATTGTTTTTAGAGAAAAAACCCCTCGGTATATTGACGTATACTATCAGCTGCTATATATGATTGATAATATTCGTATTATTATATATTTTTCGCACGAGTAGGTGTCAATGATTATTTATGATGACAATTTTACCCATTACCGTATTATGATGCGATACCTTGATTGTTGTAATACTGACATTACCATGGAAGGTTGAGCATAATCGTCAAAAAAACGAGCTTTAGGGGTTTTTTTTTCAAATAAAAATAGTATATTATATAATAGGATGGACACCACTTATGAGTGCAAATTATGCGAGTATATAACCGATAAAAAAATTAATTATTCGCGGCACCTAGTTTCACGTAGGCACTTATTGCAAACATCGCAAATTACACGATATGAGTGCGACCAGTGTAGGTTTATTACGCATAATCGGAAAGATTATAACCGGCATTTACTCACTCGTAAACATGTAATCCAAATAAGTAATATGAATAATGGACATACATGTGAATTATGTAACAAAGCGTTTAAATACCGTCAAAATCTGAATCGTCATAAACAATCGTGCTCGGTTACGAATATGGCAGTTGTACCGATATCGGACACGAACGACCAAATTGTTACCATGTTAGAGCGACAACAAGGGGTTATAAATGAATTGGTTACTAAAGTAGAAGAGAATGGAGCAATGACGAATATCACAAACAACAATACTACCAACAATAATAACAAGTTTAATCTCAATATATTTTTGAACGAGACATGTAAAGATGCAATGTCAATCGAAGACTTCATGAATAATTTGAATATCCAAATAGAAGACATTGAATATATGGGCAATCACGGATACGTGGAAGGTATGACGCATATCATAATGGATAGACTAAACGCACTTGATATAACAGAGCGTCCGTTTCATTGCACCGACGTGAAGCGAGAAACAATGCATATAAAGCGGCAAGACACCTGGCGAAAAGATATTGACGACGAACAAATAAAGCACTTTGTAACAATCGTGTCCAGTTTGAATTACCGTAAATTACCGGATTGGAGAGTGCAACACCCCCAATGCTTGGATATTACTCATCCCGATTTCGAATATCATTTGCATTTACTCGGGAGGGTGTTAGATGGGTATCAAAATAGCAACTTGGATAAACGCGTAATAAAAAATCTTGCTAAACATACGGCCATTAATCGCCAAACTTACATGAAATTGGGCAAAAAAAAGAATTGATATGTAAAAATGTTCTCATCTACATATCAAATCAACGAAGAAGTTTCCATAACATCAAATCGTTATACGGATATAGCATATACAAATCATATGTGATCAATGTTACACCTACCAATATCAATAGGTCTCTTGTCGGTTCTTTACCGATGTCTACCTTGAAATATTTCATAATATGAAATGGTATATCAATAAACTTTGTATAAGGTTTATCTGTTTTACTACAATATTTCCCAGAATACATGGTAATTATGCAGTCACTGAACAACAACCATGTAATTATAACGCCGCTCATCCAAATCAAATGAAGTTCATAATAACCGTGCAAAAACGGTGTTAATCCAAACATGGCAGTCACGTGATGAACTAATATAGATAGCACACCCAAAATGCTATGGGAACAGTCTTTGATACTCGTATCAAAATATATTTGAATCAATATCAATACAAAAAATAGTTTTGTATACACGTCCATTTACAATATGGCTACAAAAAACATAAATACAAATGCGAAAAATACAAATGTAAAATACAAATATTTGTAAAACAATGTAAAAAGAACAATACAATATTTCCATCATGTCTTCTTTTGCAGAAGGGCGCCCGACCGCATATTCCGAGTTCATCGCAAACAACTATGTTTCAACCTGGAAAACAACAATTGGCGCCGGAGACGTAGACGCATGTCTCCAAACTATTACAGATATTACCGCATTCAGCTCGCAAAAACAAATGTGGGCGGAACCATATATTTTACAAGTATTGCCTGACTTGTTGGAATGTATATCGCATCACAAATTGGGCAAATCGGCGACAGAATGCTGTCAAACGATTTTGTCCAATCTCAACGTGCAAAGTGTAAAGACTGTAATCGAACTAATTTATACGTCGTTCGGTTCCATGAAATGGCAAACCAAGTGTGGCGGATTAGTATTATTGGCGTCGTTGGCTACGCAAAATAGACCAACCGAAGGATTATCAATCAACGTGACTGACGTTGTAAAACAGAACTTATACCATATTATTTTGAAACTAATTGAAGTCGCAAACGACGTAAAGCGCGAAGTCAAACTTAAGACGCGCGAAGCATTCCACGAACTGTGTTCAACTATCGACAATGTAGACATTATGAAAATCATTCCCGACGTTATCCAAGCATATATGGAACCAGTAAAGCATACTGAGTCGGCGTTGAATAAACTGGTCGCAACGTCGTTTATCAATGACGTGGATTCGTCCACACTTGCGCTGTTAGTACCAATTCTAACAAAGGGTATGCGTGAGCGCAAGGTCGCGTCCAAGCGTTGTTCGGCGCTCGTCATTGGAAACATGTGTAAATTGGTGAATGACCCCAGAACCGCGGCACTTTTCTACCCGGTATTGAAACCAGTATTGGAGCGCGGAATAGAAGAAATCGCGGTCGAAGAGGTCCGCAATGTATGTAATACGTCGTTGGAAACTCTACAGCGCGTTTCGTCAGAGGCGGCAACCATTAGCGATGCAGTTATGACAAAAGACGAATTAATCGCATATATCAAACCCTGTGTGGAAAAACATACACAAGATGCAGTCATTATCCAGCACATGGCGGCATGTTGTGAAGAATTGGTCCAAACGAATACCCGCTCTCCCGAACAGTGGAAGCAGTGTGTGGCTCCCTATATGCAGTGTTTTATTGCTGACGAAGCCGTATTGCAAGAAATTGTTACGGCGATCCACCAAGAAGGCACGAAGAACCTCACTCCCGACCGCGTGGACCCAGAAGACGAAGAAGAAGATTTATGTAACGCCCAGTTTTCATTAGCATACGGAACCCGCGTATTATTGCATCAAACCCCGTTTCGCGTGAAAATCGGTCGCAAATATGGTTTGGTCGGTCCAAACGGCGCGGGTAAATCCACATTGATGAAGTCCATTGCCGGCGGAAATCTACATGGTTTCCCCGAACATTTGGTCACTGTATATGTAGAATGCGAAATTATCGGAGAAAAGGCGGATATGACCGTATTGGACTACATTATGACGGATGAAAAGGTGAAACAATGCGGTTGCACGGAAGAATCCGTGAAAGAAATGCTGACAACCATGGGGTTCGGTGTTTCGCGAACGGCTGCTGCGATTGACGCGGGCGTCAGCACGTTATCAGGTGGTTGGAGAATGAAGTTGGCGCTTTCGCGAGCAATGTTGTTGAACCCCGATATGCTTTTGTTGGATGAGCCTACAAATCATTTGGACCAGTTTGCAGTGAAGTGGTTGATCGATTATTTGATTGAATTGAAGACGTGTACATGTCTTCTGGTTTCACACGATACCAAGTTCTTAGACGCGGTATGCACAAATATTATCCACTATGAAAATCTCAAACTGAAGAGCTATCGCGGTAACCTGTCCGATTTTGTGAAACAAAAGCCCGAAGCAAAGGCCTATTATGAGCTGTCGAGTGATATGGTGGCATTCAGTTTCCCCGAACCAGGTCAATTGGAGGGTGTCAAATCGCTTACAAAGGCGGTTTTGAAAGCGAAAAACATTTTTTTCCAATATCCTACTGCACCATTGCCGCAATTGGTGGATGTATCGATTCAATGCTCATTGGCATCCCGAGTTGCGGTGGTGGGTGTAAATGGCGCGGGAAAGTCTACATTGGTAAAACTGATGGTCGGTGAATTGGAACCCGATCAAGGAACCATTGACCGCCACCCCAATTTACGTGTCGCCTATGTTGCCCAGCATGCATTCGCCCATATTGAGGACCATTTGGAGAAAACGCCGGTAGAATACATTATGTGGCGGTATCGCGGCGGTCGCGACAAGGAAATGGTGCAAAAGGATTCGGTTACTATGACACAAGAAGAGATTGAGGCCATACGCAAGAAGGCCAAAGAAGAGAAGAGTGGTATAGTGGAAGAAATCAAGGCGCGCCGAACGGGTAAGCGTGAACACGAATATGAAATCATATGGGAAGGACTTGGTATGGAAGACAGTTGGCACACCCGCACGGAACTCTTACAAATGGGTTATAAGAAGTTGTTGGACGAGAAAGACGAGCAAATTGCGATGGAGTCCATGTTGGGTCAGCGTAAATTGACTACAGGTGAGATCCAGAAACACTTTGACGGATTCGGATTAGAACCCCAATTCGCACAACATACCAAAATGGGAGCATTGTCGGGTGGACAGAAGGTGAAAGTGGTACTGGGAGCGGGTCTATGGAACTTGCCGCATTTGGTTATTTTGGACGAGCCTACCAATTTCTTGGATCGCGATTCGTTGGGCGCACTTGCTTCCGCAATCAAAGAGTTCAAGGGTGGTATTTTTATGATTTCACACAATGCCGAGTTTTATGAAGCACTATGTCCGGAAAAATGGATATTGGAATCTGGACGTCTTACAGTGATGGGTGCCGAGTGGATGGAAGAAGTGGAAAAAGCACGTAAAAAGGCGGAAAAGTTGGCCAAGCGGGGGTTGTCTTTCATGAACGGACAAGAAGAAGAAAAGAAGGACGCTTTGGGAAATACTATCAAAACTGAATCGGGTGGACCTAAACCCGAGGACCTTAGTCGTGCCGATAAGAAAAAGTTGATGAAACAGCGAAAGGAAATGCTGAAAAACGGTGAAGATACATACGACATCGACCAATTATTGGGGCTCTAAAAAACTCGAATCAAAAACTCAAATCAAAAAATAGGAATATAAAATAATATCGCGTGAAATTATTATATATTCTCGTCGAACATGGTATATTATGGATATAATTTTACCAACATTAATTCGGGAGGTCTAGGTGCAATCATACATTCCGTGTTGCTAGCCAAAAAGTATGCGAATGAAAATCATTTGGATTTAGTTTTCGAAGAAGAAGGCTACGATATTCCCAGATTGAATGGCAGTGTAAATGACCATCCGTCAATAGAAACCAAGACGTGGCATTCCTATTTCAAGTCATTTGATATCATGAAACAGTCTGAATGTAACGGTAGTTGGCCAATATATTTACCGGATACGACTGACAACAAAGCCGACCGAACCGTGTATAAGAACATTTTACAAAAAGAAATATGGCAAATGCACGACCATATCGCAAATGAAATAGATGCGTTGGTATGTAAAACCCCGTTTGAACCGTCAACTGATGCAGTGTTGCATGTTCGTAGGACAGACAAAGTAACCGAAAACCCAGAAATCGTCCCACTCGAAGTGATTATCCGCGACTGTGAACGCGTGATAGATAGAGAACCTGATATCAAACGCCTTTATATTTGCACCGATGACCCATCAATATGTGTTGAAATACGAGAACATTTTGCAAAAAAGCAATTCCCCGTCGTATGGGATACAACTGAAACGGAAGAACCATTACAATTATTACGATGGAGTGGAAAATTGGACAAATTAACCGCACAAGAAGAGACGATGAACGCATTTAAAAATATATTTATTATGCGCGATGCCAAGTATTTGATTGGCGGCAGAATGTCGTATTTTTTCCGCATAGGTGAGTTATTACGTGACGACGACAATGTGGTGAATACGCAAGACAACGATACATTCGGTATTGCGCCATATATCAAAGAAACGTATTTGGTTAGACCACACAAGCCCAAACGTTTTACAAACTTTGTAAATAAACAACTTAATCTTTTATCATATCAAAAAGAGTATATTGAGAACCCACATGTAATTATTCACGATTTTATTGATAAAAACGTGGCAAATATATTAGAAAACGCACTGTCAAAGTATAAATGGTGGTCATATTCTATGTTGCCGACCCAAATGTATGGTTGGAAAAAACCGCTTATAACAACGGACGCTGATACATTTAATAATGAGAAGGGATTATGCGAAAATAGTTTAGACGCGGGACATTTTGCATATAGGTTCTCGCGACAATACGGCATTCATTTCAAAACGTGCGAATGTGTAACATGTTGTTTATATGATACATTATCAAGCTGGCCTTTTATCAGCCTACTGGAAACACTCACTGGTAACTATAAGTTGGTGGCGGGAGAAATCATAATCAGTCGCTTTGAAAAGGGCGATTTCTTGTCGGTTCATCATGATATTGGAAAGGGAGACATTGCACTTACACTGTCATTTACAAAAGATTGGAACCCATCATATGGTGGCATATTGCATTTTTGCGATAAAGACGGTAATATACATAAGTCAAATGTTCCACAATTAGGAACTGCATGCATATTCGATGTAATCGATGGAAAAACAGACCATTTTGTATCACACGTCGCGGCGAACAAAGACCGATTTATGGTGACCGCGTGGTATTCATCGATATTGTAAAACAAACATGATTGAAAAGACATAGAATAAACGCGATAAATACATGAACGAATGATTTTAAACCCATTATTAATAAAACAGCTAATAACCACTGTAATTGCGCCACATGGAATGACTGATTTGATACATGCAAAGTTATATAATACGACGGATACTCTGTATACAATCAATTCCGTCAATTTCGGGGCTACGTTGCTTTTGGAAAGCGCACATGTGCCATATGTATTGGATATCGCGTTCATTCTCAGTTCTATTATCCATTTTCGTCATGATATGCCAAAGTACAAAGGCGTGGATCCGATGTGGATTTCAGCCATATTCGTGGCGCTCACCGTGACATTTCAAGTGGATTTATTTATGGCATTCATGGTGGCAGTGCACGTGCCCAACCATTACAAAATGAATTGGAAGTTCATAGAAACCGATGTTCCGAATAACGTGGCATTATTGTTATTATCTACATTGGTGTTCTCTCAATTTACCGGATTGCCGGATGATATATTGTTTTCGCCGTTTTTGATGGATATTAGTAAGGGTTTCATCATAAGTCACATATTATACGAAGAAACGTGTATACATTCGCCGAAAAAATTGCAATAAGTTCTCAACTGTTGATTACAAATGTAAATAATATAATACAACTTGTAAACTGCATATTCGGTAATAATATTTGTTTAGAACAAAATCATCAATGATAATATAGACATCAATCATGATTTCAGCGCGCTATAATTATATTGTTCACTCATTATTGGTCGAAAATTACAATCTGCGATGTAAATATGCGGAATGTCATGAGAAAATGGAGGCAATGGAAGCGAACGAGAAACTATTAATGGATTTCATACAGACAAACTATGACATGTCGGGGGAATATGTCAAATCATATGACGGATCGGGTAACATGTTGTCATGTATGCATATGGACGCATCGGGTGATTTCATACCATGCGTATTACCACCAACCGACGACAAGAATGAGGACGACTACCAATGGCAACCGGTGATTATCGAGCCAATGTCGTTTTTTACTACACAACAATACGATTGTAGTATGGGTGAATACGATTGTAGTATGGCGAGTTCTCACATGAAATAACAAACTAAAAAATGAGTTAGATATAAGAACTGTATTATAATAAACGACATGAGTAATCAAGACTATATTACAGGAATAGATGATTTGAATAAAATGCTAGACCTTAACCGCCAAAATAGTCACAAAGAACCGTGGAATAAGTTGGACAAGGGTACTCGAATGAAAAAGCTAAAAGAATACGCCCAACATTTCGGGGAAGAACACAAGAAGACCGCAAAAGAAGTAAAGCTATTATATACTTTTTTCGTCCAATGTGTGGAAAAGAACCGATTGAACCGAACAAAAGATGTGGTATATGACCGGAAAACAATGAAAATTACGGATATTCCTGGTCTGTTTTTCAAAACAGGTTCTCAAACATATACTTTGAAGAGTCTAGAAACAAATCGCGTATCTGCACTGAGTTCTTTAACACCCCGAAGAACGAACAAAAATAAGTCGGCATTGAAAATCAAAGAAGATGTTCCAACTGAAGTATTAGATATAACTAGCGAAGAAACATAGAAATAATATGATGTGTAATACAATATAAAATGCGTGCATCACTGTTAAATAAACTTTTTCAACATGTATTATCGATATCCGCCACACACGGTATCGACGAATCGCATGGTATGATGCATGCAATGAACACCTTGCATTTTGCACGAGAATTATTTAACAGTGAACGAACATATCGTCCAAACCTGCGTGAGCATGAAGACGTCATATATACGTCGGCTATTATGCACGATATGTGTGATAAAAAATACATGGACGAAGAAACCGGATTTGAAAAGTTCAAGCCGCTGTTGATATCGGAGTTGGCCCCCAACGACGTGGATGCTATTGAAAAAATCGTGAAAACAATGTCATATTCCAAAGTGAAAGAAAACGGATTTCCATACATGGGGGCATATCAATCAGCATATCATATTGTCCGCGAAGCCGATTTATTGGGGGCATATGATTTTGACCGGTCCATGATATATCATTTGCACAATACAACTCCTGATATAGAACAAGCATTCCAAAACGCGTGTGAAATATTTGACAATCGTGTTTTGAAACACAATGACGATGAACTATTTGTAACTGAAAGTGGTCGTAGAATGTCACTGCATTTGCACCAATTGTCGTTGATCCGCCGCGCATCGTGGCAAGAACTACTATCGGGTAAGCGACGGAAATTGTAACGTTACTTCGACTAAAAAATACTGCGGTAAAACAACATATAGATTATTTACGACTAATCTATATGGCAATTACGGTTACTACGTGCGGAAGCTCGGAATATACACCGAGTGATGAAGAAAGCACACTCGTAACCAGCATATCTTTAGTAACAACAATATCATTTAATAGTGACGACACTGCGAATGTATCTACTTGTGCAAGCGTGGAGAGTGCATTATCTAAACCCGATAAACCCACTGTTCAAGAATGGTGTGAAAATATGAATGAAATTGACATACTTGACATACAAGAGTGCATATATTCGTTAGTTGACGAATACAGCGAACACCGATTGATATATTTATTCAAAGAGGATTTTTATGACAACATGTGTTCTTTCATATGCGATATTCTGTTGCCGAGTATTTGCGAAATCATTAATAATGAATATGAAGATGATACAGATGCAGATGCATATGATGAATTGAGAACATTCATCGAAATGGAAATAGAAAATTACAAATATTTTAGCAAATTCCCCCCGCGCAGTGAAAAAACCACCCCGGGCGTAGATACAGATGACGAATTAACGTGGAAAATAGCGGGATTGATTGCCGTCCCGCAACCCGAACAAAGGACCGACGCGTGGTATGCAGCAAGACACAATATGTTATCTGCAAGCACATTATGGAAAGTTGTCGGCAGCGATGCACAAAAGAACAGTTTGATATATGAAAAATGCAAACCACTCGAAGTTCGGTCGTCGGGGTTTTGTAATACGGCTTCTGCAATGCATTGGGGCGTAAAATACGAACCATTGACGGTAATGATATACGAGGCGAAACATAATACGAAAATCGGGGAGTTCGGGTGTATCAAGCATCCAAAATATGATTATATAGGGGCATCGCCCGACGGCATTGTGGTGACCCAAGATAGTCCATTGTATGGTCGTATGATTGAAATTAAGAACATCGTGAACCGCGACATAACTGGGCGACCTAAGCAAGAATATTGGGTACAAACACAGATCCAAATGGAAGCGTGCGATTTGAATGAATGTGATTTTGTAGAAACCCGGTTTAAAGAATACGAGAACCAAGCGAAGTTTATGATTGATACAACTGTCGAATATAAAGGCGTGATTCTAGTATTTATTGAACACGGTTCAGATGGCGGTGCGCCGCATTACATATATAAACCGTTTGACATTGGAAATACACAAGACGAAATCGGCGAATGGATGGAAGAACAAAAAAACTTGGAAAGACCGAAGAACCGCGTATTATTAGACGTTCACTATTGGTATTTGGACGAATATTCGTGTGTTCTGGTCCGCCGAAATAGACAATGGTTTAACGAATGCTTGCCGTATGTAACCGAACTATGGAACACGATTGTAAAAGAACGCGTAGATGGGTACGAGCACCGAGCGGCCCGGAAACGAACTCCTAAAAAACCTATATTTCCAGTTGAAGAAGCAATCCATGTGGTGCAAGACGACATATCCAAATCGTATATGATTCAGAATATGCCGTTGCAAAATACCATCAACATGGTCCGCATCGACGAACACGGTAATGTATTGTAGTTTACCAAATATCTATAACAAAACGAAAAATGATATAGATATTTTTCTAGTGTAATACTAATAGTTTATCTTATTATGGATAACAAGTTAGACATTACCACTGACGACGAAGAAATGTTCGTTACGAAACGTGGTGGCAAACAAGAAGTCGTGTCTTTTGACAAGATTTTACGCCGTATTCGTGTATTAGGACAAGAGGCGAATATCAAAATCAATTACACGGCCTTGGTAATGAAGGTGATTGACCAATTGTATAATGGTATTTCCACAGCAAAGATTGACGAATTGACCGCGGAACAATGTGCGTCACTATCGTCCACCCACCCGGATTACAATATATTAGCGGGTCGCATTACTGTTTCGAACCACATGAAGAACACGGAAGCATCGTTTTCAAAAGTAATGAACGTGTTGTATAATTTCAAAGATAAGCACGACAAGCATTCGCCGATTGTCACCAAAGAGTTCATTGATATTGTTAACGAAAATGCAGAAATGTTGGACGCATTGTGCGATTATAATCGCGATTATTTGATCGAGTTCTTCGGGTTCAAGACATTGGAGCGTGCTTATTTGATGAAAGTGAACCGTAAAATCGTGGAGCGTCCGCAACACATGTGGCTGCGCGTTAGTATCGGTATTCACTGGTCTAATATGGACCGCGTAAAGGAAACCTACGATCTGATGTCACAGAAATATTTCACGCACGCTACGCCCACTCTGTTCAATGCTGGAACCCCCCATCCACAGCTGTCGTCGTGCTATTTATTGGCGATGGAAAAAGACAGTATCGAAGGTATTTATAATACACTGAAAGACTGTGCTCTTATTTCCAAGTGGGCGGGCGGTATCGGCTTACATATCCATAATGTTCGTGCATCGGGTAGTCATATTCGCGGAACGAACGGTATGTCAAACGGCATTGTTCCCATGCTGAAAGTGTTTAATAACACGGCCAAATACGTGGATCAATGTGTGCATCCCGAGACGATTATTTACACGAAGGGCGGACCCATTCAAATCCGTGATGTTGTTCCTGGTATCACCAAAGTATTTAATAAAACGGGTGGCTACGAGGTCGTGCAAAAGGTATTGGAGCATAGTTATAATGCCGAAATGTTGCGAATTTCGTTTTGTGACCCGGCGGTCCCGTGTTTGTTTGTGACACCAGAACACCCAATCAAGTCTATTTTGGCATCGGATGTAAACAATAACAAAACGTATTCATGGAACGATGCAAAGGACTTGCAACACGCCGACATGATTGCATTTCCCGTGCCGACATATACGAAGGACCATCCCGGTCTTACGGAAGAAATCTGCGAAATATACGGTATTATTTTGTCGGGATTGGAGGGGACCAACTATACTACGGTGAGCGTCCGATCTGATGTAGAGCGCTTGCGGAAGTTGAAATCATTCTTGGATACGTGGTATGTTCCACACAAATATAACATTTTATCGGGTGAAAACCAAATTACGTGGGAACCGAACGTCAATTTGCCCTTTTGCAAGAGCGATTTCATTTGCTCTCGCTCTTCAAAGGGATTCCACGGAGAAGTGCATTGTATTGGCAAGCGTTGGCTGCATTTGCCCACCCATAAAGTAAATGCAATTTTGAATGGTATTGGAAAGCGAACATTGGACCGAATTGAGACCGAACTCGGGTTCTTGCGATTGCGCGCGCAAGTTGTATCGTCAACTGCCAATTCCTTTTTCAAATACAATACACTGTTTTCACAAATAGACACGATTACTAGTATTCCGTATAATGGCGTTGTATATGATTTGCAAATGGGCAACGAACACAACTATTTATTGCAAACCGGGCTGGTTCATAATGGCGGCGGCAAGAGAAACGGGAGTTTCGCAATTTATTTGGAACCATGGCATGCGGATATTGAGATTTTCTTGCAAATGCGTAAGAACCATGGTGACGAAGAATTGAAGGCCCGCGATTTATTTTATGCTCTATGGATGCCCGACTTGTTCATGCAGCGCGTAAAGGACAACAAGAACTGGACGCTAATGTGTCCCGACGAATGCCCGGGGTTGGCCGACGTTCATAGTGAAGCATTTGTAGAGTTATACGAGAAATACGAGTCGCTCGGTAAGGGACGTAAAACCATGTTGGCACGCGATCTATGGTTCCAAATCTTGGACGCACAAATGGAAACCGGAACACCATATTTGTTGTACAAGGATTCAGCCAATCGCAAATCGAACCAGCAAAATCTCGGCACCATCAAGTCGTCCAATTTATGTAGCGAGATTATTGAATATTCCGATGAAAATGAGACGGCGGTGTGTAACTTGGCAAGTATTGCGCTGCCCGCGTTCATTGACAAGTCGGACCCGGCGAAACCGACATTTAATCACGCCAAGTTGCACGAAATTGTGAAAGTTGTGACATATAACTTGAACCGCATCATCGATGTGAACTTTTATCCAACGGAGAAGACCCGTCGTAGTAATATGCGTCATCGTCCAATCGGTATTGGTGTGCAAGGATTGGCCGACGTGTTTATGTTGATGAACTTGTCGTTTTCCGGAAACGAGGCGCGCATATTGAACAAGCGTATTTTTGAAACCATTTATCACGGTGCGGTGGAATGTTCGTGTGAAATGGCCAAGACCGAGGGCAAATACGAGACGTTTGACGGTTCCCCTGCGAGCGAGGGCAGACTACAGTTTGATTTATGGGATGCGGATATGAAGGACTCGCAATATGATTGGGCGAACTTGAAAATGGACGTTCAAAATCACGGATTGCGCAATTCGCTATTGTTAGCACCCATGCCCACCGCGTCTACATCGCAAATATTGGGATATAATGAGTGCATTGAGCCTATTACGAGCAACATTTACAATCGCCGAACCATTGCGGGGGAGTTCATCATGGCGAACAAATATTTGATGCACGATTTATTGAAAATCAACATGTGGAATGATAGCGTGAAAAATAGTATTATTGCAAACAATGGAAGCATTCAGCATTTAGATAAGGTTCCGGTGGAAATCCGCGAAAAATACAAGACGGTCTGGGAAATGCCGATGAGAGACTTGATAGACATGTCAGCAGACCGCGGAGCATTCATTTGTCAGAGCCAGAGTTTGAACTTGTGGTTAGAAGACCCGAATTACAACTCGCTTACGTCTATGCACTTTTATTCGTGGTCAAAGGGATTGAAGACGGGTATTTATTATTTGCGCCGTAGAGCACGACACCAAGCCCAACAGTTTACGATCGAGCCAGATGCCAAGGTCGTGAATAATGACGAGCCAGAAATATGCGAAATGTGTTCGTCATAGAAAAAATCTGCATTTAGTGTATATGCCGGCGGATATTATCAAATTAAATAAAGAACTATTCAATAAAGACCAAGAAGGCGAACCTGTGTATGTATTTGTATTAGCACACGGAGGATATGATAAAGACTACAAAAAAGTGAAAATAGACGATAAAATATTGTTGTCGACGGCGTGTAATTACATACGCGCAGTTGGGGGTTTTATATTGGAACCGGTATTCAAATACATTTCTCGCTTGAATAAAGAGGAGAAGTTGGACAATTTATGGGCGTCAGGTAGCCGTAAGTTTGAAAATGACATCAATAAATTGGATTTGGTACAAGAATATACGTTTAATTATGGCGAAACGGATAATTTGGCATTGACATTCAACAATGATGATTTGCTGAATTGGGGAATATATATATTGAATAATAATACAGGCGCATGGGAAAGACAAAAAGCGAAATATCACGTATCGGAATATAAAAACGTCCGCGTAACGGAAACGAGCCCTGGTATTCCAACGGAATATTTGCATTTGAGCGATATTGTGGAGTTTTTCAAATCAAAGAAACTCAATGCGCGTATAATAGTGGGGTCTTGTCGAGTGTCGGGTAGCCCGAGCAATTATAAAATACATAGACGGGGATATGCATCATTTAGGGAAGCCGAACAGAAGAAATATCCATATCAGGTCAAAGATTCGGCCGAGTTTGAAGCGGACAAAATACCGGAAATATTCAAGAGTTTACGCATTGACGACATAGATGCCGATATAGATGCAATCGAAACTAAAATGAAGAACGTTGCGATTGGTGAAAAGAAGCCTACGCGAAAGCGCAAACGTTCTACGAGTGCAGATAGTAAGAAAACCCGCAAGCGCCAAAGGGGTAACGACAAAACAAAAGATAGCAAAACAAACGGCAGCAAAAAAACAAAAGATAGCAAAAAAACAAAGGGTTCCACCAAAAAAAACAGGCGTATTACAAGGTCAGGCCAGAATAAATTATTGAATAGCTTACCTATAGACAAGAGCGTAATGTATACAAATTGAAGGCAATGAATGTATTTATTGGTCTAGTTGTTGCATGAGCTCAGCAAAATCTACATACAAATTATGACGCATTTTTAAGTAACATCTTAAACATGCGACGACATCAATCATCGAATTGTGCAAGCCATTGATCGGTTCATTTGGAAACAGCGTTTTATATAGTTCTATTAATTTAGGCCACTTCTTTTTTGGAACACCGTTGGGCATATTTGATGGAACCAAGATGTTGCATATGTCGGTGCCTTTGCGCATGGTGCAATATCTCTCCATTCCGTGGGTATTTTCAAATATTTTGTGGAAAATCGCGAAGCATTGGGGGGCGTGTTTTTCAAAATATTTGCGATTGCGCTCTAGTTCTATGAGAATTAGGGTTTCATCGAACTCCATGTTATGTGCGACAATGCCGTCGCAATAGTGGTATGCTTCACTGAACGCGATAATTGCATCGGTAATGGAGATACCGCCGTTGCATTTATCGCGGGTGGCTCCAGTGAGTTTGGTGATTTCGTCTGTGATTGGAATGGACTGGTCAATATTGATGTAAGCATCTTTTGAGAGGGTTATTTTTTTATTGTCGGTTTCGTATAATGCGAAGCTAAGTTGGATAATGTGCGGATATTTTTCAATGGGAACGTGCTTAATTCCGGTTCTTTTGTAATGCTCTTTGGGGAGGAGACCGGTGGTTTCTACGTCAAATGCGAGGAAACGGGTTTTGCAAACGGGAGGAAGGACTGAAAATGAGTTTGGGGCGTTCATTGCGATTAGTGACATGTTCTCGTGTGTATTGCCGATTTAGAAATGTCGGTTTTTGTAATCAATTTTCTATGGTAATGCGAATACGTTATTATGTAATACGATAAAATCTCATAGCATAGTATAGCGTAGTATATGGACAGTATAATATCTTGGGTAGCCAAAATCAATATAAATAATAAAAGTAATGCTCTTACGTATAACTCAATATATTATTCAACTGATAATGGCAATTTCTGTTATGAAAATACATATATAAAATATAAAAATAACGATGCTGAATATTTGAATTTTATAGAATATATTATTGAAGAAGGACAAGATGGAGGTGATACTAAGAACAATAATGATATAGCATCAGCAATTGCCACGGCTGCGTCAGGTGTAAATGAAGCAACTGCCAAATCCAACCAATCAGTAGCATCAGCAATTGCCACGGCTGCGTCAGATGTAAATGAAGCAGCTGCCAAATCCAACCAATCAGTAGCATCAGCAATTGCCACGGCTGCGTCAGATGTAAATGAAGCAGCTGCCAAATCCAACCAATCAGTAGCATCAGCAATTGCCACGGCTGCGTCAGTTGTAAATGAAGTAACTGTCAAATCCAACCAATCAGTAGCAGAAGATACTTATTATTATGTTATTTATGATGGACCCAAAACATATTCGATAGAATCCATCACAGTATATAAAACAACCGAACCTGGAAGATATATTAATTCAAATTGTATAAGTTTCAATAACAAGATAGAAATGATAACACCCACCCCCGAACTTTTAAAGACCAACATAGAAAAGGCTACATCACACGAAGACGTAGCAGTAGCAATTGCAACTGCTGTTATAAACTTCCAGGCTAATGATAATGTTAATTATATAGAAAAACCGCACATGAATAAAGAAGAAGAAGAAGCAGCAGCAACCGCAATTGCCACAGCAGTAGCAGCTGCCAGAGACGAGACTGAACCTGAGCGCATGAATAAAGAAGAAGAAGCAGCAGCAACCGCAATTGCCACAGCAGTAGTGGCGTTCGAGACTGAGGCTGAGCGCATGAATAAAGAAGCCGAATCAGCAGCAACCGCAATTGCCACAGCAGCAGCAGCCGCCAGAGCCGAGGCTGAGGCCAAGGCCAAGACTGAGGAGGAGGATCGTGCGAGGAAAGAAGAAGAAGCAGCAGCAGCCGCAATTGCCACAGCAACCGAGGCCAAGGCCAAGACTGAGGAGGATCGTGCGAGGAAAGAAGAAGAAGCAGCAGCAGCCGCCAGAGCCGAGGCTGAGGCCAAGGCTGAGGAGGATCGTGTGAGGAAAGAAGAAGAAGCAGCAGCAGCCGCCAGAGCCGAGGCTGAGGCCAAGGCTGAGGAGGAGGATCGTGCGAGGAAAGATGAAGAAGCAGCAGCAGCCGCCAGAGCCGAGGCTGAGGCCAAGGCTGAGGAGGAGGATCGTGTGAGGAAAGAAGAAGAAGCAGCAGCAACCGCAATTGCCACAGCAGTAGTGGCGTTCGAGACTGAGGCTGAGCGCATGAATAAAGAAGCCGAATCAGCAGCAACCGCAATTGCCACAGCAGCAGCCGCAATTGCCACAGCAACCGAGGCCAAGGCCAAGACTGAGGAGGAGGATCGTGTGAGGAAAGAAGAAGCCGAATCAGCAGCAACCGCAATTGCCACAGCAGCAGCAGCAACCGCCAGAGCCGAGGCTGAGGCCAAGGCTGAGGCCAAGGCTGAGGAGGAGGATCGTGCGAAGAAAGAAGAAGAAGCAGCAGCCGCCAGAGCCGAGGCTGAGGCAAAGGCAATGGCGATTGCAGTCGCAGTAAATGCTATAAATGATGACAATATGGTGTTAGAATATGAAAAGTTTTTATCTGAAAACAATCCTAATACTAAGTCTGATTCAACCGATACCAAACCACCCGAACTTGTGGCTAATCGGATGGCGATATCTCTTATCAAGGAAATAACCAAATATAATAAGAGTGCACTCATTGATCCCAATAAAACGGGTGGACACGTTTTACATGCGGGTGATGCCAACAACCAAGGCCACCTGCGAACCGCATTTAACAATTTATATGGTATAATACAAAAAAATGTTGATACATTTACGTCACATCCATTAATATATAAACTCAATTCATTAGATACAACTAATTTTAAATTAATCACCGGTGATAATAATAATAAGGTAGACCTAGCTATTAAATATTGTGCTAATAGTACGGGTGAAAATTGTGCCAATAGTACGGGTGAAAATTGTTCCACGTTCGTCACCGTTAATGTAAGTGGTGAATTATCTAATATAATAAGCATACTAATTCCGAAGATGTATAACGCAGACAATTCAGATACACAAACAACTGGTACCCCCACCCACATAAGAGACCTACTATCCACTTATACGACAAGTGTGGATATAGCTATAAGTTATAATACCCCATATGCGAATGCGACCACATTTAAAAATTGGACAAAAATTAATGATAAAATGAAGAAAGTATACACCGAGTTTTTAAAGAAAATATATGATAATGCAACAAATGGACCAGATGAGAATAAATTAGAAAATAAAGTAGATGAAATAATTGGCAACATCAACAAAAACAAGTTATTAACATATATCAAAATAAATAATACTAATCCAACGAAATTGCAGCCTAATATGAATAAACGTTTTAAATTATTAGTAACTGACAAAAAAAATAAACTAGTTGTGAAATATAATCCAGACAACATACCTTATTATAATAAAGAACTCATGAAAACCGGCAACATTACCAAATCAGTAGAATTAACTAATATGATGAAGAATAACCCCGAAGAACCCAAAAAATACGATTTCGCCTACGAAATATTAAACATAAATACGTATGACAATGAATATTTATATGGAAACTTTACAAAGGTATTTGTTCCAAGCGAGTCCAATGCTGAAATTGCTCAACAGATGGATGTTGTCATAAATAAACTACGGAAAACCGAACCAGTATTTATAGTAGGTTATGGTGCAAGTGGTGCGGGAAAAACTAGTTCTCTAATACAATATAATAAAGAACCGGGAATAATAATCCAGTTGTGCAATATGATGGCAACTAATGAATCTATAAGCTATACAAGTATAGAAGTAAAAATAGAAGAATACTATGTTAAAATCATTTCCGATGCAATCAACAACGAGTATAGCGATTATAACGAAGCTTGTGCCAAGTTAAAATGCAATGAAATGCCTATATATAACACCACTACACACGATATGAGTTTCACATATACTAATGAAAAATGGACGTTAAATAATGATAATAATAATATAACACTAGGAGACAAATTAATGGAGCACATTGATACAAACCGAAAAGTAGGGGCGACTACTAATAATCCGAATAGCTCTCGCAGTCACGTATTGGTGTATGTTAAGTTTAAAAATAGTTCCCCTTCGTCCCCGGTACTGATTATTGGAGACTTGGCTGGTGTTGAAAACAAATTTGCATGTGAAAATACAGATATTTTAACGCAATTCTTAACAATAAAACGTGACACCAAACCCGGCGACACTACCAACATCCCCATCCCGTTTTATGGGAACACCGAAACATGTAATGAAATACTCAGTACTGAACGCAACGCCAATAACGGAGGTGCAACCAATTCTATAGTCACAGACAGAAACAACACTTGCGATAACCTTATAGCCCCATTATTCGATTTCGTTAATATGAGGGATAATGACGAGAACAAAGAAATTATAAAATCTGCGCTTAAAGCCACCGATGTTGCGGATGACAATAACATCACCCACGTATTTGATGCTATAAGTAGGTTTGATTTGGGAGACAATCCGTATGATAAAATATTGCACGAAAACCCGGAAACAAGTGCAAATACACTCGACCCAAACCTGATAGATTTTTTTAGGAGTTTATTTATTAAACCATCAACGTTAAAATCGCAGAAAACCCAACCAAAATCAGTGTCCTCCTCCTTACAAAGTTTACGTAATGAAATACAAGACTCTGAATATAACCCTGAACTTATAATCAATGCAATACGAGATTTCCGTCTTATTGACTATCGTGAGATAGACATAACCACTAATAAAATTACCTATAATATAATTGATGGTTTTAATTTTTATTCGAAAAAAAAAAACATAGAATACCCCATTACGGATTACAATATAGATAAATTAATTATAAACTACCCACTTATAAGAGATACACTATCCGATACTATAGAATATATAAAAAAAACAAATTTGCCTATTCCAAATACGTCGTGTTTTGATATGCTGAAAAGTAGTTTTTATGATTTAAGCAACAATAAAAAAATAAATATTAAAAATATGCTCAACAAAGATGGCACGATCATCGAAGATATAAACGACAACAACAAAATAATTTTATATAAAGATGATGTAATAATAACACAAGCCAAATTGGATGCCATTACTGGTGATACTGTGTATTATAATTGTAAAGCAACGGATTATTATGGACAATTAAATGCGTCTCCCGTTCCATTGTATGTTGCAATTAACAACTATTATATTTCTCATATACAAAAAATATTCGATGAAAAAGTAAAAAAACCTATAATAGACTATCTTCAAAATCTTCAAAAAAACAAACACGCTCTACAAGATACACCTTATTTAAAAGGTGTATACAATGCTGATGTAAAACAGAACCACATAAATGCTGCAAAGACAATTATAGAGACTACACGAAACCAACTGAAATATGCAGAAAAAATATGCAAGATCCGTAGAGCAGAAGGTTATTACATAAATTATACATTACAACAAATGCGAGATGATATACGTAAAACGGTATTAGCAAAGGGTGATGGGTTGAGTCCAGACTTTGTTAATGACTGTATAAAAGATTATTGTGAAGGACGTGAATACGAATGTTTTAAACCCGAAATACAAAATAATAGCACCGACAATATGTACGAACCAACATCATTGATATTTAAAAATATTAAAAAATATTTATATCCAAACCAGACATCTGATGATAATAATGCGTTCTTCAAAAAAATATTGGTAGGTATTTTTTGCGTTTTCAATATTTCAAATATTGCAAATAATCCACCGCCAGTGCCGTATGTTGATATAAATGAATTGAAAAAAGCATTCTATAATAGCACTAGCGCTGATATAGCCAAATTGGTGCAAGATTTGGAAAAAAGAATTCGCAAAATCAATTATCCGTTCAATGATGAAACAACTGGAAATGTTACTGTTGATTTTGATAGTTTAAATACATTAAAAACATCTATTACAAAATCTGATCAAGATACGAATACGACTGACCCGAAACGCGATATAAAACAAATGGACCATTTTAAAGCTGAAAATAAACTTTCCGGCGGATTGTATGGTAAAATAGAGAGCGTTATAAAGGAAATAGATAATCATAATGCGTCCACATCAATTGGTACATTAGATTTTACCGACAATATTGCAAAGTATATAACTGTGCACAATACTTGCAAATATAATAATACGATCGAGGAAAAATTACAATTGAAAGAGTTTGACGCCTCTCAAACAAATTCGCGCATTACATAGTAATTCAAAACGGAATAAATCGAAGTTTAGACATTATAGTCATGGTAGGAAAAGTATGGATAGAAAAGCAAGATCGGGCTGCGTGTTTCCATATTTGGTCTTTCATCACTTCTACCACCAAAGAATACGTGGAAAAAAAGTTAGACCATCGTAGGTGAAACTCCTACTGTTGATTTTACACTTTTGATGATAAAAAACGGCGTTTTAAATCTTCAAGGATGTAAATTACCAATGGTGTAAATGTATTCATATAATATAAATGATGACAAAAATAAACACTTTAGCAGATGTTCATGAATTTGTTTTGAATAAGAAAATAAGTTCTATTGCAACCAATGCAACCAATGCAGATAATGGCGTCAGCACAGTTGATGAAAAACCATGTAAAGAAGGACGAGTAGTAGATCCTGACAAACAGATCCGCATAGTAAAAACCGCAGACATTTCCATATCCCCTACCGAGTATTCATATCAATACATGTTGCACACTTGTGACAATAATGGAAATACCGAACACAAAATGCTATTCAAGTCAAATATCGATAATCTAGACAAAGACGGGGCCAACGATACTGCATACGTATCATACGAGCAACAAAGCGGAACTGACGAAGTTATCCTTGTAGCGGATACACAATTAGAATCAATGATAAAACACTTCAAAAACAGTTTGCCGCCCAAATAAGTTCGCTATATTTTATTGAAAAAACCAATATAGATAATATTTTAGTATAATTTTATCTATATCTATATTCATGTCTCGTTATGCAATGGCTCATGTAAAATTGCCGATTGAAATTAAACCCGATAAAAGTATCCGTTGTATGCAAGAACACGCGCACGTATTCGTGGACTCGCTTATCGGTTCCCTAGAAGAAATAGAGAGTTTATCCGCACCCGACTCGTTGCAAGTGCAAATCGAACGTTTATTGGGAGAAGAAACCGCAAAAATAGAGGAAAATGAAATCCAAATAACGATATCCAAAGATGAAATAAAGCCGCGATTATATAATCAAGTAAATAATCGGACATTTAAACGCAGGCCGTCGAAGCAAATGCTGCGAAAGACCGCAAAGGCATCATAATAAGGACACCATCTTAGTTAAGGGGAGAAGGGCGCTGGTCGTTTTGCACGACCCATGGTTCGGGCATATATACGGGCGTGCGGTCGGCAACGGACACGGACTGGACGTTGCGGAGCTTGGGTTCAACCGGGAGACGAGGGTTCACCAAGTTTGAGGTGCCAATGCCGAATAATTGCGATTCCACGTCGCAATAGTTGTAGCAAAGGGAAGATCGCGCATTCTTGGCGGGTAATAAACCATTACCGGGGAGATGGTTTGTCGCGGCCTCTCCTCCTGCGGAATGAATATATGTATGATATTTGCAATTGGAGTCGTTGATTTTCTGTTCTAGAGCATAATTCCCTGGGGTATTACGGTTTGATGTAGATGCCATGGTAGTCAGTTATTATATGGGGATAAAAAATAATAGGGAGATTATGCGAGTTTGGCGTGGAGCGATTTATATTGTGGGTTTTGGTCGTGGAAATCGTCGGGTGCACGAATAAACGAAACCATGCATTCGTGGAAGAGAGGCAAATAATCGTACGAACATAAGACGGCTAAACCGATTTCGGGGTCGGTGGAAATCATGCTTGCTGCGGATTTTGAATATAGTTGTTGGAAATGGGTGTTGTCACGCGTTATGCTGTATACGTGGTCTAGATATTTGCTGATTGCGTCTGCGTCGTATTCCATTTCATCGCGGGTTTCTTGGTCGATGTATTCTTCGTTGGCTTTTTCTAAAGCTTGGATGTCGGGATTGTAGTTGGTATTGTCCATTTTGGTCAATATGCGAATACTTTGGCGATATTGTTCGTTTGTGGTATATTGCGGGAGCTTGCAGTCTACGGGGTAAATCATGTATATAACTGAATATACACATAGTTTTATGTCGTTTATTTACTTTTTTTGCTTGCGGGTCTTTCCTTTTTTGGAACGCTTTGGCTTCTTGGCGGATTTCTTGGGCTTTCTTTTGTTGGAACGTCTCTTGCGTCTGGCACCACCGCTTCCGGGTGTGCTATCGGCTTTGTTCTGCATGGGGTCGGCGTTGGGGTCGGCGTTGGGGTCGGCGTTGGGGTCGGCGTTGGGTGTGACTGCGGCGTCGGCTGCCTTTGCGGCTGCGGGTGTGGCTTCGCCGTTGGCTGCGCCTTCGGGCACCCATCTATCACCGGTTTTAGTAAGTTCAATAGTTTCGTTACTGATTGTTACCGTAATTTTATCACCATCAGCTTTATAACATGCAGGCTTGAAATCTTCCTTACATCCATCCATATTAGTATATTACTAACTATATACTAATATGAGAAAATAAGCCTAAATAGGTTTATTTATTTTCCGTGTTCCATTCACGGGTAGGGGCTCCGCCACGGACCCAGCCTTCTAGCGCGGCTTCTTCCACAGTATGGGTGGCGTCTTTGACGCGTTCTTCCATCTGGTTATCAGTAGGATACAAAGAATATGCCGAAAACGATTTGTCCATGATGGTCGACACACTTTTGCGGTCGGATGCCCACTCACCCTGGAGCAAGCGCGACTCAACCGAGGGGTCGCAACTGCCGCGTCCCAAATAGGGAACCGTGGCAAAAGGACGAGAAAACAACTGGAGTTTCTCTAAAGGGCGCTGTTGTTCAGTCTTCAACATGAGGTTAGACTCGTTATCCACAACACCACCATTTAGACCAGCACCGTTTGCAATGGCACTAAAGTTAACAGAAGGTTGCTTCACTGCAAAGTTCACATGCGAGTTGGAAATATTCTTGCTAAAACTGTCCGCTAACATATAGTTGGCTGCACTAGTGTTGGCCGAGTTGCGCTGGGATTGGTCCGTCACATCGGCACCAATGCGGTCTGTATTATGAAATGTATATGAACGTAAAGTAGCCATAGTATTAAAATGTATTATACTATACGTAGAGAATACATTTTACATAAGCGTCATATAATACTAAAGAACTATTGTATATAACCACCCAACTTAGTTTGTATGACGGGCTAAATTGCGTGCACAGGCGAATTGATTGCCCTCTTTGCACGAAATCATACTTCCATAGCAAAACTCGGCGAACCCAATTTGGTCATTGGGAATAGTCGTACTCGGATTGGAATGGAAAGGGCGCAACGATTGTTCGAAAACCAACTGGCTCCCTAAATCCTTGAATAGTTTATCGGCGATGTCGGGCTGGTCGGGGTTCGCGTTTTGTACCAACTGCTTCGCATCATGGACGATTTTGTCGTTCACGTGGCGGTTAAATGCGGGTGGCGCGGGTTTCTTGTCGGGGTTATAGTCATAGTCTGTGACTAAAACGTTGCCGAATGGATTTCCAGAGTCGGGTGTGTCGAAGATTTCATTGGGAACAACTGCGCTACTCTGTTTTACTAAATCAGATACAACTTCAGAGTTCTCAAAGTTCTCGGCAAATCGCACCTTTTTCTGTAGGTCTTTATTTTCATCACCGATGGTTTGATAATAGTGAATCGCGAAGATCACGCTTAACAATGCGACGGCGACAAACACCGTGCGATAACGGAAAGAATATAATATAGATATTATGGAAAGGATGAGAACCATGCGAGTAATGGCGTTCAATTTCTGTGAATAACTCATGCCCTTTACGGGGAAAAGCTCAAACATGTATTTTTGATGTAACAAAACGTTGGGATCATTGCCCCAAAAGGGGATTTCTTGTTTTTTCTTGCGGATGGTTTCTTCCATTTTCTCCATGGTTTCTTGCACGCTTTTCTTTTCTTCTTGTTCATTGGCGAGAACCTCGGCCGTTTTCACGCCATTATTATTTTCATTTTCCTCGTTTATATCAAAATCTGTTGAAAATAGCGAATTATTTTTCATAAGGTAATTATATAATTTGCTGATATATAATTACAGACATTGCTGATATATAATTACAGTCAGCGGTTGCTTGTATATCCCCTAAATTGGGGCGGGGGTTGGAACACGGTCTTTCACGCATTTCTTATCAATATTCAGCGTTTCGCATTTGGTTTCATCTGGAACAATATGTAATACGCATTTGGATTTTGAACCGTATAATGGTGTGGTACATCCTTGTTCCAACTTCTTCGCGAACCGGACCTTCTTCGTTTTATTATTCATGTTGTTTTTTCTAATCGAATATGGTTGCGAACAACGTGAACGGAAGTGTTCGTATCGTTCTCTGACCTCTTCGAACGAGAGACCGGAATGTTTTCCGAGCATTGTATTGATGTGTTCGTGTAATTCAAACACATAGCGGGAAAAGGTATCGCGATTTTTCATGTGTTTCATTTTGATGGGAAGTTCTTTCAAGTTCTTACGCAGGTTTTTTCGGCATTTTCCGCAAGGCAGCACGTATTTCAGCTGTATAATGAAGTCGCGGTAATGTTTCTTCTCTGAACTAGTGGGGGTTATGGGATAGTTAAAGCTCATTGTATGTAAATAATGCCACATACCGGGCCCCCATACGGACGTCAGCATTCCGTCATTGCTTTTATAGTCATCATTTGTATAAACACGTTTGATTTTTCGTGTTTTATTGGTATACATAAAGTTATAATATTGTGAGAAAAAAACGTTTGTATATAGTATATGGCGCATATTATTAAAATACTTACTAGACAAATACGTCCTTACCGTTATCACATCTTGGGGGTAGTTGTGTTTATCATTTTAGCACTGGTGATGAATTATATTTTAACACATTATTTAGCATCAACCAAAGAAGGCGCATTCGGCAATGTTGCCAACGCAAATATGCGTAAGCCTGATGTTACCATCGATACGAAAGTTGCGGAGAAGGCGCCCGTATTACCACCTGCAACGGTGTATTTTTTTACGGTTGATTGGTGCCCTCATTGCAAAAACGCGAAAGGTGCATGGAGCGCGTTTTCCGATTCTACCAATGGAAAACCGATCAACGGACATAAGATTATGTGTGAAATTGTGAACTGCACGGATGGAAGTAACTATCGACATAAAAATGCTGAATCGTTAATGAACGAATTTGGGATAGAGTCTTATCCGTCTATCAAAATACGTCGCGGGGAAGATATTATTGAATATGATGCAAAAATATCGTCATCTGGGCTATCTAATTTCGTGAAAACTATGGTGTAAGTATCATGTTTTCTTATCAGCGGCAGCCTTTTTCTTATCAGCGGCAGCTTTCTTCTTATCAGCGGCAGCTTTCTTCTTATCAGCGGCAGCCTTTTTCTTATCAGCGGCGGCTTTCTTCTTATCAGCGGCAGCCTTCTTCTTATCAGCGGCAGCCTTTTTCTCAGCATCGGTTTTCGGCTTTCTACCAACAGCTGTCTTCGCTGTAGGTTGAGGTGTAACAGTAGATTTAACTTCTGACCGGACTTCTACAGTCGTAGTTTGAACATCTTCAACACCCTCTTCCTCATCACTGGGTTGACCGTCCTCAATTGCGGGAACCATTTCATTTTGAATGTCTTCGTCATCCGAGTCACTGCAACGATCATTGATATGTGTTCCAAAATCTACTTTTCTCCCTTCTCTAATTGTGCGTTCTTTATACGCGTGCAAAAGTCGCCATGTAGCATCATCAAACCCATATTTTGTCTGGTCAGTAAGTTCAATCGTTTCGATATTACGCATCACTTCGAGGGCCTTTAGTGCTTGCTCTTTATCATCAAGTTCATTTTTGAGCGGGGGTGGCGGTGGAGCATGTTGAGCAGGACTGATATTCAAAGTAATATTGTTTCCAGACGGATCCGTAGCCAAGATTTCTTTATGCTTTGCTACTAATTCGCGAAGGGCATCATATACACGCTTGTTTTTATTCAATACAGCCGTCTTACCCCCTAGGAACTCGACGACCTTTGAAACCCCGCGGTCAATCCATCGCATACGCATATCCATATCGCTCGCAATCGTAAAAATATCTTTAATTGAAATCGCCGAATCAATAACAAACTCATACGGAATGCCTACATGTTTTCTATATGTAGATATTTTCTGCAACATGGTGCTAATTACAGCGGTAATATAATCAAAAATGGTGGAATCATCGCGATCCAATACATTTTCCTTTGTAATGGTTTCCAAATTGATACCCATGATTTCACCCGAATCCGCACCATTGCGGATGCAGTCATGAATAGGATAGTTGTTCAACACACCTCCGTCCAAATAATGATTATCTCCAATTTTGATAGGTGTAAAAATGACCGGCAATGCACACGAGGCGGATATCACTTCAAATAGGGGCCAGTCTGGGTGGGTCTTATATGACACGTCAACCAATTCCAATGTGTGAGCATTTACAATCATAATGTGGATTTCTTTTTTGGTGAACTCGTAGAACCCCTGCATCGTAATTTCTACGTCCAAATCTTTACCTAACAATAGGGGATGTATCATTTTTTCAAAAACGTCGCGACCATAGATACCCTTTTTGCAAAATGCTTCGGCAATACAGTGTAAATCATATTTAAATACGTCGTGCCATGGGCGCTCAATGAAAAACTCATCGAGAGTGCGCCAATCGTAATCAAGTGAAAGGGCAACCACCAAATACGCGCCAACGGAGCATCCATAAAAGGTTTGAATGTTCTTCAATTTCCACATATGTTGCTTTTCTGCTTCTTGTAGAACACCATATGAAATGAACCCAGCTGCACCAGCGCCGCCAATTACAATATGTTTAATAATGGGTCCGCGCTTTACCTTTTCGCACGGCTCGGTAGGAGGATTGATGGCTTCTAGTAATGGACTGATGTCTATACCGCTCATATCCTTGTTTTTTAAAACATCCATATCAATTGTAATTTGTTCCATGTTAAATACTGTAATACGTAGTTTGTATCTATATTTTTTCTATAATAAATGTAATTGTAGTATATGTCTAATTTCATTCATGAAAACGAAGAAGAGGTGAAAGGTAAGATAAATATAGACGATTTGTATGAAAAGGAGCAACGAACCGACTTGAAACAGTTGTCTATATTTAATAAATTATTGAATCGAGTACATAAACGAATACAGACGACCTCACGTTCTCGCACGAAAGATAAATACATATGGTATCAGGTTCCAGAATATATATTTGGAGAACCAGTATATGACCAGGGAGAGTGTATAGGATATTTAGTTGTAAAATTGGAAGAAAATGGGTTTCATGTCCGGTATATTCATCCCAATACGATATTTGTTTCATGGGAAAAATGGATTCCATCGTATGTGCGAAATGAAGTGAAGAAGAAAACGGGAAAAGTAATTGACGAAAAGGGAAATATTGTGCGGGATTTGCGCGCAGAAGAGGCCGATGCGCAAGTGGAAGAAAGTGATCCGAACGCCGAATTGTTGAACCGAACGAATGCGAATACTGCGAAGAATGGGAAACACTACACGCCGATTGATGAATACAAACCGACTGGCAATTTAGTTTACAAGGCGGATATGTTTGAAAAGTTGGACAAGCGGTTCAATAATAATGGACGATAACGATAACATACATATATATGGTATCGTTTTTGGAACATGTGAAAATTATGCGGTGGTTCCTGTTGTGGAGGTTCCTGTTGTGGAGGTTCCTGTGGCAGTAGTTGATCCGGCAGTAGTTGATCCGGCAGTAGTTGATCCGGCAGTAGTTGTTCCGGCAGTAGTTGATCCGGCAGTAGTTGTTCCGGCAGTAGTTGTTCCGGCAGTAGTTGATCCGGCAGTAGTTGTTCCGGCAGTAGTTGTTCCGGCAGTAGTTGTTCCGGCAGTAGTTGATCCGGCAGGCGTAGTCTTTGTATTTCCATGCACATTGGACCAAACGTTTACATTATACGCGTTGATTTTTAAATATCTATCTGCGTTCTCTTTCCAGTATGCAACACGCCTGTCCATGTCTTGTTGTTTCTTGGTAAGCGGAACTGGTTGTTCTTGTATTTTGGTCATGCGGGTCAAATCATCATCGGTAGGACGAGGTTTCTTGCCATAGCAATTGACACCAAAACGGGCGTATGGGTTCGCAATATATCCACCGTTAATACCAGGTCTTCCGCACATTTGTCGTTGGGCGATCGCTTCGTCGGATTGGTCTTCACACCCAACTTCTTCCTGTATTTTATTCCAGGTCTTCTTCTGGGTAGGGAACAGAATCATTTGTCCGTCGGACCATCCGTAGTTGCACCATTCGGCACCATTGGTATATGCTGATTCGACTTGGTCATATGTAGCTAACTTGGCGTCATATGCTTTACATACGGCCTTTGCATCTTCGTAGTTATACAAATTATTTGAAACATTGAATACTTCGTCTATACTGGTTTCAGCAACCTTACCGCCATTAAGTTTGGCATCCTTTTCCGCTTGGGTTTTCTCGTCTGTCACAATATCTTTTCCCATATTGAAAAAGTTACGTAATACGGCAACTAATGAGAACCCAAATAAAAACTTGACAGAATCAATTAAAACAAGTGTAAATAATAGAACCAATGCAATAGACTCGAACATTACAAACAGAGCTGGCTTTCCACTGGAACTACTTATACGTATCACATAACCCGCAATAAAAATCATTGCGGCGAACACTGCTGTCACCACGATAGATGACGGGTTGTCTAAATAAGCAAAGAAATCGTCTGATAATGAACGTTCTTTGTCACCAGTTTCGTACATAAAATAATACGCAGCCGAAAGTATTATGACAAAAATAACGACCGATAATATGTCGGTGATTATAGATGAGCCTCCCCCTTCGCCACCTTGACGAGATAATACAAATGAAAATAAGAAATATATCCCTAAAATAGCAATGACAAGCATGATGTTTTGAGATGTAAACATAGTGTCCATTAGTTTCTTACTTTCCGTAGTAGTGGTCTCGTCTTCTGACCCATCATCAGCAACCGGATTGCCACTTACGTCTGTTGTATCATTGGTATTTGGAGTAGTTGTATTATTGGCTGTAGATGTAGTTGTATTATTGGCTGTAGTTGTATTATTGGCTGTAGATGTAGTTGTATTATTGGCTGTAGATGTATCATTTGCAGTAGTTGTATCATCATTTGTTCCAGAATCTGTAGTTTGAATCTCACTTTCTGTCATATTTATATCAGTATATTATAGTTTGTTATTTTTTTTACGATAAAATAGACAATATGCGTCATTTGAAACAATCGGTTCGGTGGATTTCAATTCACGTGCTATATTGTCATTATACAAAATCCATTTGTCTTCGTTATTGCGGACAATAGCAGTATAATGCCCGCCGTTAATATTACCGTGATGGTTACAAATACCATATAGTTCATATTTGTATGACTGGGGTTCATAGCCACATATGTATTTTGATAGGTCTAACATATCAATCGGGCAATTAATAAAATTGGTGCGTTTACTGCTACCATCAACGCTGAAACGTTTCAATGTAATTACCAGAACATTCGGCATGTTCCAAAACGAAATGTTTTTTCTGACATCTTCCTTGTAACCCAGTTTTTCATTAAACCAAGCATTTTCATCTGTTAAATATTCGGGTTGTATAAATGATTCAAAACAATCGTGCAATGTATCAGTGGGCTCTCCGTTATAATCAGTGGGTAGGTCCAGAACGAAGAACTGTTCTGGTTTCACTGATTGTGACGTGTCGTCTTTTATGGATACAATTTCAGACACATATATACCATAAAAGAGGTGCATGATTTCCGAATATTCCCTAGCGTATGTTGTTTTCAGCATTTCGTAACATTTAAGTGCCACGCTGTCGGTTCGGTTCATAATTTTACCGTTTATATGTATTCTAACGCCCCTGGAAATACTACTGTGAATACTGTCTATAAAGAACATTAGAAACTCGGAAATATCATTTTGAGACCACCCTGTAAACAGTTCTATCTGTTTTTTTGCGGCGGTCTCTTGTATTTTGTGAACGAACCGTTTTGGAGTAATGACCCCATTATTACTCCACATAAGTTTGCGCAAATCATTCCATTCGTTGAATAATACTGTCTCCGGGCAATCTTTTTTGTGTTTATCGAAGTTGGTATTATCCAGAAGCTGGTCCAACTCTATTGTATTATTTAAAAGTTGAATACATGCATTCAAAAAACATGTATTCCCGAGATTTTCTAGTCCTATCAAACCTTTGTTTTTATATTTTGATATGTCCATAAATGTATTTAGAAAATGATAGAGATATTATTTTATATTATTAGAATATCTTTATATACTTCATCAAATGGATAACAACACATATTCTAGTTCAAGGACAACACAAGATACCGAGCGGTTAGAGCAATTATTATTGGAAATGCTGAGACGAACGCCCGAAGATAGGACCACACCGACGCCCAGTCCAACTGAAGTGAGAAACGGTTATTTTCGCAATCGGGCATCAATAGAAGATGTTCACAGAACGCGCGAATCACAAGAACGTTTGCATATATTACGTATATTAGATGGTATTCTTGGAGCGTATAACAATAACATTTCGCTTTATCAAAACAATATGCGCTATTACAATGATGTAATATATCAGTCATTGGCGATTATGAACCGAACGATTTCGCAACAAAACGAATACACCAGTGCGCCTGACCTTCCGATGCCGACTATTCCAGAGAGAAACGTGCCAAATGTGTTTCAACGCAGATCAGGCGGGAATAGTCCGTATGGGGTGAATATAGATCCGCGTCTGTTTACCGACACGGCAGGAAGAATGCGGGGCAGATATATCCCACCACGACGTAACACCGCACCTGTATATGTAACATATCCATATTTAAACAACCGCGAGGGCGATAATCCATATATATCAGACGATATCTTGCGCGATATCCGGACTGCATTTGATAACTTCCAAGATGTGATTGTACGACCAACTGCGGTTCAAATTGAGATGGCGACCGAACAGTTGACGTATGACCCGTCTATGGAGATTGTTGACCACACATGTCCAATTGACCGCGATGAATACGCACCCGGAGAGAACATCCGACGTATTCGTCATTGTGGGCATGCATTTCGCGAGTCGGCATTTCAGCAATGGTTTCAACAGAGCGTGCGGTGCCCTGTATGCAGATACGATATACGAGATTATAGGGAAGAGCCAACCATGGGACAACCATCAAGTATGCCGACCGAGCCAGTTAATCCAAATGTGATTTATCGGAACGTATTCGAACAACAAGCCGATTCTCTTCCCGAGTTCATGGAGCGAATAGTGTCCAATTTGAATAATATAATTACACCGGATGGTTCAGGCAGCGTGGTCGTGGACTTGTCTATAGAACCAAATATGGGCGAAGCAGACGATGCAGTGTAAATATTGCGGGAAACGACATTTAACAATAAAAAACGTCTTATTATTGTTAAATCGTAAATATGTAGCTAAAAGAAGCGTGTAATTGCGACGCGGTCATATTTATCATTTTGAATTTGTATCAATATATCATCGAATAATATTTTCTTGATTTTAGCTGAACAATATTTCTCTCTCTTTTTCATGAATGTTTCTATATCGGGTAAATACTCTTTTTCCAATTTAATTATATCTCGTTTATATGCTTTGATAGTAAGTCGCTTGTTTTGTAACGTCCATATTTGTTCCAACGCTAATCCAAACAACTGCTGCAATGGTTTCATCAATTGGTTCGTTACATAGTGCGTATAGTCAATTTTCAAATTATTGTCAATAATGAACTCGGGTGTTTCTATTTTATCTCCCATCAATGCTTTTGGGGTGTCATTCACAACGAATACGAACTTCATTCTGTCACCTGGCTTCGGCTTATTGCCTGGGTCTCGCTTACCAATACGATCGGCTAATACTTTATGTCCGATTTGATGTGGGTTTTTATATCCACTACGAAGTGCTTTCGTAATAGCCAACTTATCCATTGACACTTTACCTTCTACCAAGTCGGTTAGCGATTGTTGTAAGAACTTCATTGCGGCCTGAATATCGTTTTGCTGCATGAGAATATTCAATATACCTCCATAGACGTCTTTCAAATAATCACACGAATCACGACGCTTGATAGAAAGTCCCATGAACTTCATATATCCTTTATTAGGGTCTTCTTCGTAAAGCATACCCACATAACGCTTCTTGGAAAGCAATATGAACGGCATCAACGTCTTTTCATATTCCAGCCCCATAGGCGGTTTCAAATATTTCGTGCAAATATCGGCGGCCTCTTGTGCGATTTCAATTGTCGTTTCTAATGCAGGATATCCTTTTATTTTCTCTCCACTTTCAGCATTTTCCAAATTGAATGTGAAGAATACACTATCCGTGTCGCCATATACATATTCTGCGCGGGTTCGTACAACGCCGTATTTCTCGGTTTTGTATGTAGAATTGCCATATACTTCTTCTATAATCCGACGCGCATATATAATCATCATGCGGCCCGTTGCAGTAGTGGATGCAGCAACATCTTTATCATAAAACGTAGATGTTCTTGAACCACATTGACCATAGAGTGAATTGGCAGTTACTTTATAACCCAACTGACGTTTATCCAATATATTCTGCATAAATGGATCGGGTTCTGTTTTGATTTTCTTGCGCGTTTCCTTTCTCGCTTTAAGTAATTCTGTTAAAATTGACGGCATAACACCCTTTTTGTTATCGGGAAACTGAGCCCACCGACATATCATTTTGCCGACTTTGGTTTTCTCTTCCCGTGATTTTTCGTGTTTTCGCATATAACGATATGTATCAAACTCGATGTCTATGTATTGATATTCAGGGAGGTTATCGTATATGAAATTGCCATATTTATCGCGCTCTCCGGTAATTTTGATAATTTTGCCCTCCAAATCATATTCCTTCGTCCAGACTTTGCTGTCGTGAGAATAATTCTGACTAATCATGGATGACGGATATAGAGATGAATAATCAACACACGCAACCGGATTGTCCATATACATTGAACATTTCGGCGGAAGAACAATTGCACCTTCATATCCCTCGGCATATCGCGGCTTTTCTACGTCGGGCATCAATGTGCTCTTCTCCCTGCATTTTTTGGCAACATAACTAGTGAGTTTGATACCTTGACCACGAAATACTAGGAAACTAATGGGGACACTGCAAATACTCGCCATTTCCACATAACCCGTAATCACATCGATTTTATTCATCAGGAAATGGACCAAGTTACAATCCTGAATACAGTATTTAGCGACGATTGCGCGGTCGCTTGCAGTTCCGTTGGAAAGTCGGAAAATATCTTGCGGAGTGACGTCATCTTTCGCCATACCCCACTTGATTTTCTTTGACATATCCACGTCATAATGTCCTTCAATGACAATGATATTGAGCTTTCCTTTGTCGGTTTCCACATTATATTCTATGTCCTTTACTACGAACTTTTTACCATTCATATAATAATCCGTAGTGAAGCTGGTGAGTTCAATGTGAATGAAATCGTTTTTACGCAATCCTTGCAAGTTCTTGCTATATAGCTTGGTGACTTTGCCATGTTCGGGATGTTCGTCCAATTCAATATGTTTTACACCATCGCCGATGTACTGTCCGGCAACGTCGTCCAATTTGTATGACGATAAATTGAAATCTCTGCGGAAATATGCATACAAGTCTATTTGTAGTCGCCCAGTCGCTTCCACATATCGCAAATCATATTCACCACTAGCAATTTGCATTTTGGTGTGGCCAATAGTGATTTCGCCATCACCATTGTATGGTCGTTTACCGCAAGACTCATTGATTTTACGCGACAACATGAGGAAATCGTTTGCACAATTCGTCTCTTGTGAGCGCCGAAACATGAACTCATAATCAAAACCAAATATATTATAGCCAATGATGATGTCGGGGTCTTCTTGTTGTATCAACTCTTTCCACTGTAAAAGGAGGTCTTTTTCAGTCTTCGCCGTTTCAACTTCTATGCCATCAATGCTGTCGCAATCTCCTACAACCAAACAATGGCTTCTGTACGGGTCAGTTTCACCATACCGCATAAATGTGGATCCAATGAAAGTAACCTCATCGCCCTTCAATTGGGGTAATATAATTGTAAGTGTTTTGTCAATTTCAGTTATTTTTTCGTCGCGTGTATACTTTTCGCTAAGCAATAAATGGGCGATTGTTGTTGACTTCTTCATTCGCGGAGCCTTTTTTGTATGTTTTGTGTAGTTTACTGCGTCGGTAACATTATTGTCCGTATCCAACTCCGCGTCGGGATTCCCGGTAGAAGGCAGTTGCTCTTTCATTTGGTCGAACGCATCGCTTATTTTTATCAGATTTGCGCTGGTTTCGTCCATTTTATCTTCAATCCCTTTTACTTCCAAAGTAGTAAGTGTTTCTAAGTTGCGCGTGATTTTATTTTTAGACGGTTTTATTTTTGGATATACGGGATCAATATCGTCCATTTTTGAATAACCAAATGCGGTTAATATTGCTTGCTTCATAAAGTTTCTGCATACTTCAAGGCTACTTGCTTCATTGTCCGGGTCCATGATAATACAATCGCGCTGTACCGAAAATACATCTATAATGTTAGCAACTAGGCGCTTGTATGTTTTGATGGGAATAGGGAAATCACCATGACTACTACTGGCTTCAATATCATAACTACATATTTTATACGGCACCGATGTTTCTTTTTCGGGCTGCGTTTTCAGGTGTTTCATTGAACATATATACTCAAACCTGCACGTTGTGGTTTTTTGTTCCACTTTGATCGCTTTGCTTGTATTGAAGCACACCCATCCAGACGGACTAATCTCTTGTATATGGAAATACCGCAACAATGGAGGAATATTGCTTTCATATAACTCGGTTTCTATGTCTTTAAACACAATGTTTTTGCGAACACGATAAGCATCGCCATATTTCTCCGGATCATCATTGACAAAATACCACAAGTTCTTGTATTTGTTCATGGCGATGCTGTTTGAAAACACCAATTTTGCAAAACGGTGTTCTTTTCCACCTGAGAACCCATATAACTTGTGATGGTTAACTAACGAAGCTTCCACCAACGACTCGCTGTAGTATTTTTGCAAGTCGGAATGTTTTTTTAGATATTCAACGAACGCGTTTAGACTGGACTTGTTCCAGTCATCTCCCACTTTCACGTAGAAGAATGGCAAATAATCATTCACATATACACAATGTGTTTCTCCCTTTTCATTAATACCGAACATTTGAATCACAAACGATTTGTTATCTTTCTTTTGTTCACTCTTCTTATGGTCGACTGTCGGAACCAGAACTATGTTCTTCTTCCTTATCTTGAACTTCATTATAAATATGAAAATCGAACAAACGAAATGAACGAGTATGACCGGGTTTACTTTTTTTTGAAGGCATGCTTGCTATAATAGTATAATTGTGTTTAGGTAATTTGTATAGTTAAACACAATCAATTTTTCAACGAAATAATTCGCTCATCATCGAATCTTTATCACGAGGGCCTTGATATTTTTCAAAGCTGCCGTTGACAATGCGACCGATTGTGGGATATCCTTCCATTGCTACTTTGGTGTTCTCACCTGTAATATGTTGGTTGTTTATATTAGATACAACGGGGTCAACGTCATTGCTTTCAATTTCAATTATTTCGTATTGGTCGTTCATTTCTGGTTGCTGTTTAATTTCCGAAATCATTTGGTCCCACGCGGGTTTCATCGCTTGACAGTGACCACACCAGTTCGCGTAAATAAGAACAACAGCCTTTTTATTGTTGGTTGCGGTCGGTTCTTGCACTTCGGGTTCGATTGGTTGTTCCATTTGAACGGTTTTTAATAGCTGTTCCTCCAACAGCTGCAAATCTTCGATAGAAAATGGTTTTTGCTGTTTTCTCGTCGTTGAATGCTTTGTATTTCCTTTCCCGAGTGTTGTCTTACTTGCATTCTTATATAATCCTCTTCGTCGGGAACCATTCGCAGCGCGCTTTTTCTGTGTTCCGTTTTTCTTAGTTCCGTTTTTCTTAGTTCCGCTATTCCATCCACGTCGAACTCCTCTGGACTTATTCTTTTTTGTATCTTTCGTTTGCTTCGATTTGACCATTCCTTAATATACATATATATTTTAAATATACTATATGTTTGTGAGATAATATCCTATCTTATTGTATAATGAAACTAAATAATACTCAAATCATTTTTAATATATTTTTATTATTGGTATTCGTATTGGGATTTTATATTACATTGACACGTGAGAACTTCGTGGGCGGTAACAATGATCAAACGCAAGAAGTTGATACTACATGTCCGAATATGCTAGTCCAACGCGGTCAAGTATTATTGTTGTATAATTCAAGCAAACCGATTGTGGATGGCGAGAACCCACTTCCATTTTTCAATTTAGATGAATATATTCATTATTTAGAGCAACAACGTGCAAGTGGTTCTCAATGTCCTATTTTATATTTGCGTCAAGAAATAAACACACAAGGTGAGCAAGTGTTTCGCGTGAGACCTAGTCCGTTTGACTTACAAGGTGGTTTACCGGCGGCACCTCAACTAGACCAAGAACAAGTGGCCAAGTTAGATAGAGCATTTCAGCATTTAGATGCGTCGCGTGATGGCGAGACGTATAATACGAACATGTATGCCGGATTTGACCCCCAAGGACAACACATTGGAGAATACACTGATTTGGACGCGGTCCACGACTCGACCAAACAGAAGAGTATTAGTGATAACCCGATGGACCCGAATTGGGCCGGTGTCACATATACAAAACAAATGGTTGACTCTGGAAAATATGTCGGAAATGAAATAACAAAGCCCGTGTATTTCCAACCAAAGGGAACATTTCACCCGTCAATCCCTTCAGACAAAGGACTTCCCGTAGATTTACTTTGAATAGTGTTTTCTTCTTGTTCTTCTGAGAACTCGGGTAGCAAATACTGATGTATACTTTCAACCACTTTCTTACTAATTTTGCGTTTTTTACCGTTTGTTTCTAACGTTATTTCTTTCAATATTTCTGGGTTCTCGCATATACTAAAATAAAAAGAATAAAAATCCGCATATTGTTCCATAATAGCCATTGCCGTCGTAGAACTGATGCCGGGTATTTGACATAAGATGATTTCGCCAATATTATTTCTAGTGATATTATCTTTCTTCACTTTCTTCACAACCGTACAATACTCCGCGCTTGTTTTAGACATTTCTGTTTCGGTGAGAACCTGGTTCTCGTTCTGGGGCGTAAAATAACGTCGGAACGGCTCGGTTAAATAATATGGCACCTTGTTTTTCAAGAAATTGCGCTCTATTTTATCGGCCATAGTCATAATCCACTCTGCCGATTCAGCAACACTTGACGTTTTATATACACTGAACCCTTTGAAATATTGCAACGTGGTAATTGCCGAATAAATAATCTTTTTCTCGAGTGGAGTTCTGAGTTGGGAGAACATCCCTTCAATTAAATAAATAACCGAATGTGGCGGAAACCCACTGGAGTTCAGCAAACGATACGACTGTTCTTCATACCTACCATCTTTAATAGACGCGAGCAAGTCCGAAAAGGTCTTGCGTTCTATTAACAATACATCTTTTTCTTCATCATTTTGTATTAATACATCACCTATATGGAGAACATCTTTTGAAATAACCGCATAAGATGGCTTAGACAGAGCCATATCATACGCATCACATTTATCGTATAAATCCGCTTCACGTTGGTCAATAATAACACGCATGTAAAATAATATATTGAGAACCTATTAATCATTATATTATTTATGTATCAAACTATAATTGCTTGCTGTTTACCAGGTCTTGCCATGGTAAGGAACACGGCTCATGTTGATGGGGAGACCCATGCGTGTCTTCGATGTGATAGGCATGTGAAGTCTCATGAGATTTTGGGAAGTGCCGCGCATTGCGACGCTGGTCCACGACTCACGTCCGATCTGATGAGGAAGACCGGCCTTCTTGTCGCCTCCGCTTTGCGAGCGGTTGGTAATGCTAGAAAGAGATGAAGTTTTTTTAGTGCCACTGAGTACCATTTGATTCTTTGAATATATACTTACTAAACATTTTATTTTTTATCGGGTGTTCTCGCAACAATAGAAAATAGATCGCGAAATAGCATATAGAATACTATATAAACATAGACACGTATATAATATAACGATGAGTGGTGAAGAAGATATCCGGGTAATCAAATCCAACAATGGAGAAGAAACGTTTGTTTTCGAGCCATATAACCCCCTAAATAAACGTATTACCGACAAAGAAGTATGCAATATTCTTCGTAAATATGGCGTGAACGTGCCCATTTACAACATGGAACTGTATAAACGCGCGTTCATTCACCGCTCTTATACAAAACGTCCCGACTTGGAAAATAAGGAGAATAACATTGTAATTGCACCAAAACCCGAGAATTGTTTGGAACTATTTACTAAATCCAATGAGCGACTAGAGTTTATTGGGGACGGCGTTTTGGAATGTATCACTAAATATTATTTGTATCGCCGATTCCCAAAAGAGAACGAGGGATTTATGACCGAGAAAAAGATTGCGCTAGTAAAGAACGAGTCTATTGGTCGTATGGCATATGAAATGGGGTTGCATGAGTGGGTGATAATGTCTAAACACGCCGAGAGCAAGCAGATCCGCACGAATATGAAAAAATTAGGCTGTTTATTTGAAGCATTCATTGGTGCTCTCTTTTTAGATTTCAATCGCATGTCGATAAAAGACGAAGGTGGCTGGTTTGATAATTTATTTATAACTGGTCCGGGTATGCAAATGGTGCAAGTATTTGTGGAAACCGTATTTGAACGACACGTAGATTGGATTCGTTTGATACGCGATGACGACAATTACAAAAATATATTGCAAGTGAAAATACAGAAAGAGTTCAAAGTGACCCCCGAATATATGGAAATAGACCCGCATGATATAGATAAAGGGTATCACATGGGGGTCTATTTATGCATTGGGAAACCTACAACAGATCTTCAACATAGCAATTCCGTTCCGCTGGAAAAATATAATACTTATCATGAAATACATGAACAAATGTCACAGCAAGACTTTGTGTTTATCTTTATGGGCGAAGGAACGCATAAAATCAAGAAAAAAGCCGAACAAGTGGCTTGTGAAATATCTATACGAAAACTAGCTAGGTTTGAATGTAATACCAAATGAATTATAGAATGATTGTTAAATTATTACGAACAAAATGACAATTGCCATCGGCGTCCCATTGAACTTGTATGGTCTTTATTTCTACTCCTGCTTTGAATGCTTTCCTTACCGCTTTTTTATATATTGGGTCAATAACCGATGTAGTGAATGCAGTTGCATCGCCGCGCTGGACAATGAAACATAGTATGGCACGCTTGTCGGTTGTGGTCACTATTTCTTCCAGTTCCTGAATGTGTTTGAGTGCACGGGGGCTAACTGCATCCTTTTGATTTTTACGATAGCCATCCGGGAAATACGCTATTTTTTGGTGGTACTGTTTCGATGATATTTCATCTGCGTATTTATGACGGTCCTTTTTCGCAACGTCCACATAATCGGCTAGAGGAACACTTTTGACTTCCATTATGAACTCGCGATCATTTTCATCAATGCCCCAAAAATCAAACCTGGAGTTCAGGAATGTTTTTTCGCGCTCATACGATTTGATGTTTTTCAAATCATGAATACACCCACCTTTTAATGCATTTTCTGCAATGGTTTCGCCTAGTTTGGGATTGATACCCACAATTGTTTGTTTGTCTGGGAATTGGCTATCCGTTTGGATACTGAGATCAATCCGCATAGTGCATTTTCCACCGTTTGTATTAGACAACAATACAGTTGATTCTTTATCGGCAAGTCCACAGCACCCGAGCGACGGACTGTGTGCCAATATATTTGTTTTGCTTTTGGTTTCCACGTCTGCAACATATGGCGTTTTACATACCTTAGATGGTCTATGTAATACGGTCCCCTTTGTCAAGTCGGCAATTGTATGCAATATCATTGTTTGTTGTATTATGCATCTATTGTGTTGTAGCAAAAAGTAATCAATTTTTTACGTGTGTTAGAGCGATATATTTTGTAGAGATATAGTATAGTTACAACATGGAAAGAACCAATACACTTTTAGATAGATTAGAGGTCCGTCCTGAACCAATACCATCATCTAAAGTGTTATTTAATATACGTTTGAAAGATGAACCACAAGACGGTCGTCTTGACTACGAAGAAGAAGCTAGCTCAGAGACGAAACAAAATGTCGACGACCAACCTGTGGAAGAAGTGAAGCGCGCGGTTAGACAAATGAAGATTGTTGATAAGCGTAAGAAAAGACTCATAGACAGAGAACTTATATTGAAACGAATGCACAATCAGGAAGCGAGTAATGTATATGTAGAAACAGAGCAAAAGAAAGCCGCTGCGGTTGTTCCCCAGCGAACAGATAAGACTTTAACAATACGTGCGCCAACCAAACCGGATGCAGCAACCGATGCTTTAGTCGCAGCAGAACCTGAAGAAGCACCTTTGGCCCAACCTGAAGAAGCACCCTTGGCAGAACCTGAAGAAGTGCCTTTGGCAGAACCGGAAGAAGCACCCTTGGCAGAAACGGAAGAAGCACCCTTGGCAGAAACGGAAGAAGCACCCTTGGCCCAACCGGAAGCACCTTTGGCAGAAACGGAAGAAGCACCTTTGGCAGAAAAAGTCATAATCAAGCCAAAAAGGCGTGGAAGAAAACCGAAAAAGGGAGAAGAACCTTTACCCGATGTCGACGTTGATTTAACTACAGCTGTCATACGTACACAAAAGGTGGCAGACCGTTTACCAAAAGAAAAAGATAAAATCATAATCAAGGCACCTTCATATTATATGCAAAATCGTAAAATATTCGTGCAAAAATTAACAGAACTATTCAAACCATATCAACGCGAAGTGGTTAAACAAATAGATAATGTCTCGTGCCAGCCAAAACAAAATGAAGAGTTTGGATTATTAACACATCAAAAAATAGTGCGCGATTATTTGAACTTATACACACCTTATCGCGGATTGCTTTTATATCACGGGCTAGGTTCTGGTAAAACGTGTAGTTCTATTGCAATTGCCGAAGGTATGAAAACGGATAAACGTATTGTATTGATGACACCAGCCTCACTTAAAATGAACTTCTTCAGCGAATTAAAAAAGTGTGGCGATGAAATGTATAAAAAAAACCAATACTGGGAGTTTGTATCAATCGACGGAAATCCAGATTATTTAAATATATTGGCCCGCGCACTCAGTCTACCACTGAATTACATTCGCGATAATCGTGGAGCATGGTTAGTAAATATCAACAAAGAACCGAACTTCAGTCAGTTGTCAAATGAAGAACAAACTATGCTCGACGACCAATTAAACCACATGATACGCAGCAAGTATATTGATATCAATTATAATGGTCTCAACAAAAATCGGTTGAATGCACTCACCAGTAACTTAACACAGAATCCGTTTGATAATAGAGTAGTTATTATTGATGAAGCACATAATTTCGTCAGTCGTATTGTAAACAAAATCAAACAGCCCAACTCAATATCTGGGATTTTATATAATTACTTGTTGCGGGCCACAAATGTGAAAATTGTATTGCTCACCGGTACGCCGATTATCAACTATCCAAATGAAATCGGAGTATTGTTTAATATTTTAAGTGGTTATATCAAGACATGGTCTATCCCGATCGAAATGCAAAATGCCAGCAAGTTGAACTCGGCAACCATTATAAAAATGTTAGATGACGCCAAAATTAACACATATGATTTTATCGAGTTCTCAAACGGTATACTAACAGTTACACGAAATCCATACGGTTTTGTAAGTGTTAAGAAGCGCGGCATGTTGAAAGGAACAACACGAAAGAAGAAACCGGAAGCTCAAACTGGCGGAGGAAAAAAGAAACCCCGTGCAACACGAAAACGTATATCAATCGCACCAAAGCTAGAAGGAACCAATGAAGAGATAGAACCGGAAGCGAGTATGACGACCAACCAAAATATGGGATACAGTGGCGATGATCGCTACTCGGGAGGAGACCCTGACCGTTACAATGGCGTCCAGTTGAACGAATCCGGTAATATTTCCGACGACGATTTCATTTCATCTATTATTCAAACATTACAAAACAAGAAGAACGGACTCAATGTTCGCGAAACGGGAATAGAACTCCACTATCATAAGGCTTTGCCTGACACTGCGGATACTTTCTTATCTACGTTTGTCGACGAGGAAAGTGGCGAAGCAAAGAACTTGGAAGTGTTCCAACGTCGTATTGTTGGTATGACATCGTATTTCCGCAGCGCACAAGAACAATTATTGCCCTCATTTGAGAAGACGGAAGCCGGTGATTTATACCATGTAGTGAAAACCCCGATGACCCCGCACCAATTTTCCATATATGAGCCCATACGTAAAGAGGAGGCGGACCGAGAGGCAAAAACGCGAAAACGTCGCGCACTCAACGCAGGAAAGGACGAATTGTTCAATGTATCGTCTACTTATCGCATATTCTCACGTGCGGCATGTAATTTCGCATTTCCACCCGAAATCCAGCGCCCAATCCCGGTTATAAAGCCAGATGATGTAATGAACGAAGACGCATTTGATGTCGAACCAAGAGGCGAAGCCGAAATTGATGAAACTGATGATAAAAGCATTACAGAAACCGAGCAAGAAAAATATTCAACTCGTATAGAGCGTGCTCTAGAAGCACTGAATGCTCGTGCAGAAGGGACCAACGAACCATTGTTTTTATCAAAAGCGAACTTGAATATGTTCAGTCCCAAGTTTGCGAAAATACTTGAGAACTTACAAGACGATAATAATCGTGGATTGCATTTGTTGTATAGTCATTTCCGCACATTGGAAGGCGTCGGTGTGTTGCGCCTCATCTTATTGGCAAACGGGTTCGCTGAGTTCAAACTGCAGAAACAGGGTGAAACATGGAAAATCGTAGAAAATGAAGTTGACAAAGATAAGCCCAAGTTTGTGTTGTATACCGGAACCGAGACTGCAGAGGAGAAGGAAATCATCCGCAATGTATATAATGGAGCGTGGAACTTTGTCCCTCCCGAAATCGCGGATCAACTTCGCGAACGGGCGAATAACAATATGTATGGCGAAATCATCAAAATCATCATGATTACGGCATCCGGCGCAGAAGGTATCAACTTGAAGAATACCCGATATGTCCACATTGTGGAACCATATTGGCACATGGTGAGACCAGAACAAGTGATCGGTCGCGCAAGACGTATTTGTAGTCACGACGAACTCCCCGAAGAAATGCGTACAGTGAAAGTATTCTTTTATGTAACCACTTTTACAGAAGAACAAATGACAGATGAGAAAAACATTGAACTCCGCATTCGCGATGTGAGCAGATTGGACAAGAAGACACCAGTTACTACTGATGAAACATTATATGAAATTGCCAGTATGAAACAGCGTATTAATAATCAAATATTGAGAACCATCAAAGAAACTGCGGTTGATTGTAACATATATAACTCGTCTACCAAGACTAACTCCGACGAGCAATTGGTATGTTATGGATATGGAAAAGTAGAATCGAATAATTTCTCATCGTATCCAACGTTTGAACGCGACCAAATGGAGAAAATGGGGTTGGACGTGAAGAAAGTATCGTGGAAGGGGCAAAAAATAACCTATAAAAAGAATGAATATGTTCTCAATCCTAAGACAAATGAAATCTTTACAATTGATAGTTACCAACGCGCAAACACATTAGGTGGAGAATTGGTTCTCGCAGGACATTTAAAAATGGTAAATAATAAACCAACAATAGAATTAGTGTAATCGTTATTTTACGACATCCTTTCGTTATTTTACGACATCCTTTCGTTATAATACATATGTATCATAACGAATAGTTTATATTAGCTGCTTAGAATTGGCGGCGCTGAATAGGAATACCTTCCAATTTATACCAAAAATTATCAACCGCATCAACTGCCTTCAATGAGGAGCTGTCACCAAAAACAAGTGTAATAGAAGCATTTACTTGTTGTCCAGTGGCCTTTACCACGTAAGGCGCAGTGATGTTGATTTGCTTAAGAGGGCGCTTGTCAATCGCACCAGCACTGTCGCTAGCAACTGTAGTTCCGGCTTCATCGGAATATATAGTAATACCAATACTTCCGTATAGACCAGTTTTCAACATTGTGCTCATATTTTCATTCATAGCAGCATACACCGACGAATCTAACTTTGTTGTCATTTGTAAGGTTATAATATATAATAAGAAGATATAATTTACTAAATGACTAACTGTTATATTGCTTATTCTATGATACGAATCCTTGCCCTAAATACATTTTGAATATTAGAAATGTATTTATGGATGTGAGATTAAACGCACAATATTTCACAGTTAAATGATTGCTCTCAGCAGTGTTTGCAATGAAATCATGGACGTGGTTTTATCTAGTATGTCACCTAATTCGAAATTGGTTTCCACTATATCAGTAGCAATTTTATTTTCTTGAAGTTCTTCACACGATAATAGCTGTATTAGTTGTCTTAATTGTATTCCATCCGGAACGGGTGTTCCTGTACACGGGAAAATGGTAGGGTCTAATGCATCAACGTCAAATGACAAATGCACTGGTGTAGAGTCAATAAAATATGATAATCTCTTACATGCGTATTCTGGGTCTTCGTTTACCTCTCTGCTGGTAATTACATTGATATCTAGTTCTTTAATAAGTGCATTCTCGTATGGGTCCACGTCTCTGAGACCAATATATAAAATGTTTTTCGGATCGAGTTTCATTCGGTCATTATACAAATTGTAAATGTATTTGTTCGCATCTATCCAGGTAGCATATGACAATGGCATCCCGTGAACGTTTTTAGTTTCAGATTTTTCGTATGTATTGAAATCTGCGTGTGCATCTACCCAAATAACTTTTAATTGGGAAGGGTCGTTCACGCGTCGCAATGAATGTGCTAAAGTAGCTACGGAAATTGAATGGTCTCCTCCAAGAAAAAACAGTTTGTCTTTAGTAAATGGCTTCGGTCTATGGAAATCACTTATTTCATTATGAATATGGGAAAGCGATTTGAATATTCCACCTTGTTCAGGTGCGGTGTATATATCTTTATAATAGTAATCAGAACAATTATAACTAGTCTTTCTCATGGCATCACGCACGATTTTGACGGAGCTGTGTATTCCTGACTTTTTTTGTCCGAGTTCATGAAAAATGTTAAAGAAATAACACGGGCGCATCTTTACTATAATTATAAAATAATATTTATATGGGTTAGAATTGTAACTATTGTAAATACAATTGTGATGATACTGTATTGTTTCTAAAACAATCCACTAAATATGTTCTAATATGTTTTTTAAGAATAGATATATAAAAACAAACGCACATTATTGAATACGTACTTCAGAGTAGATTATGAACGAAGAGAACAATGTAATGACAATCAAGACCGTTCAAATACAACCGATACGTAATATGATTACGGCGGTGAAAGACATCTTAACGGATGCGACTATTACGTTTACAAAAGAAGGATTTAAAATTATTAACTTTGACAAAACACATACAATTTTGGTAAATGTGGCATTATATTCCAACAAGTTTGAACATTACAAGTGTGACCCGGATAAGATTATTGTTTGCGCGAATACATTGCATTTATTCAAGGTAATTTCTACAATGTCGAATGATGATACGTTGTCGATGTATATTGACAAAGACGACTACAACGATGGAATTGTATCTCATTTGGGTTTACAATACGATAACGGTGAGATCCGTCAATGTTATAGTCAGAAACTGCGTTTGATTGAACCAGATATGGAAGAATTGATTGTGCCTGATGTGGAATATACGACGGTTATCAACTTGCCTACTACTGATTTCCAGAAAATCATTCGCGATTTGAATGGGATTTCGGACCGTATTGAAATCAAGTCGGTTGGGAATGATTTGATTTTTGCATGTGAAGGTAGTTTTGCAAGTTCTCGTATTTATCGTTCAGAATCGGACGGGAATATGGAGTTTTTACAGAAGTCTGACCCGTCAGTAATCATTCAAGGTGAGTTCTCATTGAAGAGTTTGAGTCATTTTATTAAATGCACCCCCCTTTGTAGCAATTTGGAAATGTATCTTGGTAATGATTTGCCATTAATTGTGAAATATGATGTCGCGTCTTTGGGAGAAATCAAGTTATGTCTTGCTCCATTACCGCCATCATAAAAAAAGGTTTTAGATTTATAATTATACAAATCTAAAATAATTAGAACTCGGGTTCGTGCTTTTTAAATAAACATCCTTGCTTGGATAAGTTAGGTATAGCAGATATAATACTTGGGTCTTGTAGGTTTGTAGTTTTCAACCAGATTTTTATAATACAGAACTTTTTTTTTGGTGAAATGGTTATTCCATTCACTTCTTTTGACTGTTCTTTTGACATACATATGGATTCTCCACACAAAGCATACATCAAGTTTCTCCAAACATTCGGAACATACTTATTGCTTACTTTGTATGAAAAACAGCCCCCATTGCGGTTATTCGGATCTTCCCACATCGGGGTAATACCTGTTCTCATCACAAACAACATACAATTCCGAATGATTGTGTCGTGAATATGTGCATTGAGCTCCAATAGTTGTTCTACATGCTCAATGGAATTGATAATAACTGTATAACCGGAGAGTTCCCAGTTATTATCTTGTGGTAAATGGTAATACAAATCCCATTTATCATCCAAAGAATGTAATGGGTTAGGAATACTCAGTGTATCCATAATGTTTGTTCCCGTATATGATAATATGTAATGACTTTATATTGTTTATGGTTTTCAATTACCCTTAATAACGAATCAATTTTCTGGTTATACAATCTTATGGTTATACAATTTTCTGGTTATACAATTTTCTGGTTATACAATCTTATACTTATCTTTTGACAATAACAAATGTTGGGTAGATTTGATGGAGAACATATTGATTTCCGAATCCATTATTTCGATAGTGTAATCTTCGTCAAAAACAAAGTGTTCGCTCTGATGTTCCAAGTATCTGTATATGAATGCCGCCGATAATATTTCGTTTCCTACCACCAAGTGAGACTTTGCTATATTCATATGAATACTTTCCTTCATCTTTGGGTGTTTATATGAAATAGACAAAAACATCTTATTACATGGCACCAAGTTTTCATGTAATCCAGTTATTTGTTTTCCAACATCGTTTATTACCCGATATGTATAATAGATTTCTTGTTTTTTATTGGATTCCATTGTGCGCTTTGTAATTAGCAACGACTCTAGAAACATACTATCGAACACTTCATCTTTTGTATTTTTGTCATAGTAAATACACTTTGAAATGGACGCATTGTAGTCATGAATACAATCCATCACAGGGAAAATGGAAATCCCGTCCATGGTAGATGCAACGTATTCGTAGTGTTGGTTTGATACATACACATATGTTTGGTTTTCATTGCTTTCCGTGTTTTCTTTCTGATATTTTTGTTTACATTGGTTGCAGTCCTTGTGAAATCCATTTTTAGTGAGTGTAGTAATATTAACCCAATTGTCGGCGAAAGGTTCGATCATATATTGAGGGCTGTGAATGCGCGACACTACATATGAACTCCCGTACATAACACTATCTATTATGTTTTTCATATAGGGGATGTCATAATAAACGGCGTTGCAGGTTTCATTGAGTTTGGTTTTTACATTTTCGTATTTTCGAATACATGACCCGATGGTTGTTTGGTTATTGATAAAATATTCAATGCTTCGGTCTTTGACATAATTGAATAGTCGTTTTCTCATAATAAATCCATATGAAACGCCACATGCGATAGCGAAAGTATAAATATAATCCATTGTATGTGTCTATTGTCGCCTAATTTCTATATCGTATCAATATAGAAATTATTTTACGGTTATATTATAACTACAAATATGACATACGAAAATGGACTTTTTTTATTCCACCGAGATTTACGCTTACAAGATAATGTCGGATTAGCGGAGGCCACCCGTTCGTGTAAGCAGTTATTTTTATGTTTCATTTTTACACCCGAACAAATCAGTTTCCGCAACAAGTTTCGTTCAAATAATTCTATCCAATTTATGATGGAGTCTTTAGATGATTTGGCGAAGCAGGTCGGAAATGCGGGCGGAAACCTAATGACTTTTTACGGAAAACAAACCGAAGTTCTCAATGAGCTCGTGCGCGAATTAAAAATAGACTATTTAGTTTATAACAAGGATTATTCTCCGTATGCAGTGGCGCGCGATGGACTAACCCGCGAGCTATGTAAGAAAATGAACGTCCAATGTTCGGAATATGAAGATTATTATTTATATCCACCGGGTTCGGTTCTCACCGGCAGTGGAACTGCTTACAAAAAATATACTCCTTTTTACAATACTGTTGTAAAACAGCCCGTACAAGGATTGTCCCGACCACTTATAAAACATATTGGAAACGGAAAGTCCGCGAATAAATACGTGGCCTCTATTGGTGTGTTGCGAAAACGGTTTATAAAGAAAAACGACGATGTTCTTGTCCATGGAGGAAGAAACAATGGGTTGCTCAAATTATTGAATGCGTCCAAGAAGCAAAAAGAATACGATACCACACGTGATTTCTTTGAAAAGAAGACGACACATTTGTCTGCATATATCAAGTTTGGGTGCGTTTCTATTCGTGAAGTATACCACAAGGTCAAGAAAACATTTGGGGTTGGACACGGTATTATACGAGAACTCATTTGGCGCGAGTTTTTCGCCCACGTATTGTATTGTTATCCCGAAGTGGTCGGAAAATCATTTCAACCAAGATATCGCCATATACAATGGCAAAATAACGAGACCTATACGAAATTATGGAAGACGGGTGAAACAGGATTTCCCCTTGTAGATGCGTGCATGCGCGAAATGAATACTACTGGATATATGCATAATCGTGGACGCATGTTGGTGGCAAGTGTGTTGATCAAAGTATTATTAGTAGATTGGCGCATAGGCGAGCGTTATTTTGCACAACAATTGACGGATTATGACATTGCTAGTAACAATGGTAACTGGCAAGGTATCAGTGGAACGGGTGTGGACATGAAACCGTATTTCCGCGATATGAACCCATGGATACAGAGTAGTAGGTTTGATTCAAAGGCGGAATATATTCGCAAATGGGTTCCGGAATTGAAAGATGTTACAGATAGTGATATACATAATTGGTATGATAGTCACAGCAAACCCGAATATGCGAAAATCAAATATCCCGAGCCGATTGTCGATTATCCTACACAAAAGGCTAAAATGATGACTATGTACGAGAAGACGAAATACAAGTAAGTGTCCAATGAACGCTGTCATCTGATGGAAAAAGTATGTCGTATATCTCGTATGCTTTATCCGTTTCAATATTTACGTTTGGTGGTTCTTCCCAATCACTATATGCGAGTGCCTTTGAAGTGGGACGTTCCAGTTCTAATAGTGTTTTCAATGCGGTCAAGCGTCGGGTCAATGGATACATTTTTTGTGGGAGTTTCCTGGATAGTTGTTTCCATCTCCATTCAAATTGTAATGCGGCTTGCCATGTAGGAAATCCTGATACATGACATGCCCGCTCCCAAGTTTCACCGCGGTTCACTTGCGTAGTTGTTGCGTGCGCACCTCCCGTTATTTCTTTATTGTGCTGTCGTAAACGTTTTTCCAAGTCTACGGTAGCACCCACATATGTTGTATTTTTACTAGATATCAATAAATATACAAAAAAAGACATTATATTATATCAACTTACAAAAGTTTAACTGATTTATTTGTAATATCAGTATTTGATTCAGACTCAGATAATACACCCCCGATTAATGGAGTATCGTTATTCGGATTTTGTTGGCCATACGTTTTGTTCAAGAAAAAGGGTATCATTATCACGCCTTGTGTTGATTTTTGAAATATTTCAAGTTCAATTGGTTGGTCTATGTCATATTCATAGCATAATACACCCGGCGAAACTTGTCCCTGTGCTGTACCGAACTTGATGACTTTCCCTTTTACGACCGCGCTTAGTAATACATCATACTGTGCTAGGGTATGGCCGCCAGTACTAGTAGATGAAAACGGAGAAGTCGCGTGTAAGAAATCTACGACAGCTCCTTGATTCGGTATATGAATATTCACATCGGTATAACAATTCGTCCTACGATAAAACGATGACGGGTATATCCATTTCATACCCAAATACTTCTTTTTGGCACGGTTATCATTTTCCGCCGTAAGCACTTCAAAAACCTTTTTCATTGTATCTATATTTGCCCCACCTGCAAGTGACTCTTGGTTTTCAGCACCAAATGTTAATATTCCAATAATATCACCAGCTGTATTCAATATAGGACTACCCGAGTTTCCAGAGAGACTGGGAGAACTTACATATATAGAATCCACGATTTGTTGACCACCTGATTCTGAAAAATGAGGGTCACGAACAATACCATCGCTAATAGAATCCGCGTCAATTCCTAATGGGTTACCAAATACAAAACAACGGTCACCTTGCTTGGGCATAGCACTAGCCAATTTCAATGTATAATTTGGTGTGGAAGTCATATCGATATTCGTTTTAATCAGTGCAATATCTGCTATGCCATCGATGAATATGTTTGCGTTGATTATAGGAAGCCACAAGTTTGTGCTCGGATCAACAATATGTGTTTCTTGGTGTAAAGTTCGGTTATCATCCATTATTGTATGTGCTGCAGTCATAAACCAACCTTTGTGTAAATCTTCCGCCCCGAAAGAAACGAATGACCCGCTACCAGAGTATATTGTTGTTGTCGCGTTCTGTACATTTTTACTATACACAGTGCTGCATGCATGAATCAAGTTATCAATATCGGGAAACTTTTCAATTGTATTTAACCGTCCTCCTTGACTCGTTACATTTGTATCTAAATTGTTAATGCGGTTTAACAATTTACGGTCGTTTTTAATAGCAATACTACTTTTGGATAGTCGAAACATAGTATATACAATTTGTATATTTTATGTTTTATGTTTTGTGTTTTATAGGACATTTTTAAATATCCAACGAAATCACATTCTTCTCGGATGTGTTGCGCTTACGGTTTGTACGCTTAGGCATCTTCGTGTTTTCCATGTCTTTCAATGACGAAATAGAGATCTTAGAATCGTTGTCTTGGGGAGCGGCGGGTTCGTCTTGGATGTTGATGGAACGAGTCTTCAGTCCAGACAAAATATTATCAATATCGGTAGAAGGTCCCTTCATCTCAGGCCTAGATGGCATTTGTGGTGCGCTAATATTTTGAAATCCATTGTTCATGTCTACTCCCTTTTCCATAAACATAGTCCCGCGACCAGCATCTAAATCGGGTCGGTTAGATGTTTCGGGCATCGGTCTTGGTGGCGGAGGCTGGTTTTTCGTCTCCATTGGTGCCGGCGGAGGAGGACCACGTGGGCGACTGTTGTTCTCTTGCATCAAGTTCTGTGCAAACTCAAAACCTGGCGATTGTTGGCTCAACGAACTTGCTGTAGCATTTGTGAACATTTTCATCAACTCTGGACTTTGTTTGATAACATCATTAAATGCTGGTGCGGCACTCGAAAGCGCCTTGTTGGAGAAGTTCAAAACGGCAGCACTGAAACCAACGCGCAATAGTAGCGATAGTTCGGGGGCCATCTTTCCACCCTTATATTTGTCGTGTAATTCCGAAAAAATCTCATCATAGCTGTCGATATCTTCGTTCACTTGCTCACCCCAACCGTCCAAGTTCAAGTCAAATGGGTTAAACACTGCATTTGCGTATTCTAATGAATTGATTGCAGTCATAAACCACCATCCTTGCAGCTTAATGCTGTCTTTCTTGCGCTTGTCCTCTAATGCAGTTTCATATTCATCTTCAACTTCATCGAAATCCGAGTCCAATGTGAAGTGACTATTATTCTTCACCAAACCCTTTTCATGCCATTCGTCGAGTTTTTTTATCATCATTCGCTTCTTTCTACGTTTTTCTCGGTCATTCATATTATTTGACGGCCTCGACGGAGCCGATGACGGGATCTCGCTCATTTTTGAAAAACCATCCCAGGTTTGGGTATTGCCGACACTTTCGCGGGTCGCTTGCCCCAAGTCGCTTAATGGCACTTCTTCTACGGCAGGTGCGCTTGCTGATGCGGATTTCCCTAAACCAAACAGGTTAGAAGCCATATCTGCAATGCCCGCTCCACCCGGTGCAGGAGCCGACGGAGCCGCTTCCGTTTCAACACCAGATAAATTGTTCATTTCCTTTTCTAAGTCATCCAAATCCCCTAAATCTAATTTCAAATTATCACTTGAACCCGTTCGTTTCTTATCGTTCATTAATAGTTCAATGCCTGGTCCGAAGCTAACACCTGGTTTATCCCCTGGGGCAGCAGAAACATCGGTAATATCGTTTGTAGATAATTCAATAACTTCCATTGTAATATGATAGTTATACAAACTTTATTTCTAAATCGTCCGCATAATATATTAATTTGTTGGTCTTTAAATAGTATATACCCTGCAAAAAGCAATCGGCCAAGTCATCTTTTTTCTTGGTATCTAAAGAATCGATCCATTGACGAATAGAGGGAGTATTTTCAAGTATTTGTTTACACATTACTACACCATTGTTCTTGTTATCTTTGTAATGGGCCTTATTGTTATATGATGGTGTTTGCAATGTGTTTTCCAATTTTGGGGGCGATTTCGTAGAAAACTGCTTCAATTTATTTGATGATGAAATAAATGCAATATGAATGTTCTCATCATATCTCATAATGAAATATTGTGCTAACATCCCTTGGATTGTTTTCATGCGGTTCGCAATGGGTGATATTTGGTTCTCAATAATCACGTGTTGAATGTTGTCGAAAGTATTAATGTTTCCAAAATGGTGTTTCATCGCCCGACCGATGCTTATTAAATCGGTTTCATTTGCACTTTTTGTGCTCGTATTCAGCTTATTGAAACATTGTTTTTTGTATAATGCCGAAATATCTTGCATTAGTGTATCCTTTTTTGCAGTCATATATTGCGGATTTTGCAAATGCAATAAACATGACACATATATACCCCGCAATGCATCTAACTTTTGTTTTTTCAAATATGCATCGGTGGTCTCTTTCGTGGGTATCCGGTAGTGGCCGTGCGCCTTTGCATGTTTCTCACAAGCATATATATCGCCCTTTGCATATTTTGCCGATCTGCCACATATAGTTGGCGGGGTTTTCTTATTTTTTGGTTTGTTATTACAGTTACAACTGTGTTGTGCGTTTTCATTTTCTATCATATTTATAACTCTCCAATCTGTAATGTTGAGAACATTGTTTGATATTTCCAAAATACAATACGCCATATTTTTGATTCCGACGTCAAAACTGATATATTTCATAGTATGATATTACATATTATGAAAATGTTCTCTATATGAGAGAAAGGTTAACATATATATTTGAAAACTTTTATTCGCGCATTACTTTTGTAATGGGAACCTTCTTACGCATCAACTCTTCTTGTGTGATTGCAGGTGATACGCGGCGCGCTTGCAATTCTTCACGGGTTAAATAGTTGACCTTCAAATCGCTCTGCTTTTCAAGCGTATCTTCGGCAACTTCAATCAACGACCGAATGGCCTTAGTGGGTGCTAAACTTGAGAACTTGTTCGATTGTATAGACGGTAACTCTTCGGGTTTGCTGTTGGAAAAACCGACATCGGTTGCGGTCTCAGTAAAATTGTATTTCATAATATCGTTTGCATTCTTAGTCATGTACTGGCGATATTCCCAGTTAGATTTGATATTATTACGCTTCTTAATCCCATCATTTACCACGGAATTGGACACCCATGACGAAGGAACACTGCGTCCATCGTCCATCATAGAAGGAAAATTATCAAATTGATTGTTTGACTTGTATCCTCGCTCTGTAGCGGGAGACATTTTATTAGTATTAGGATATACATCTGCTAAAACTGAATAAGAGTTCATAATCAATTGTGTTATAATGTATGGTTAGAATAATTTACTCTGCAGATTGAATTAATTTCAGTAGGGTATGTCTCTTCATACGCGAAGCATCGGTTACTAACCCTTTTTCATTAGCATATGTTCTCAATTCTGGTAAAGTCATTTCGTCGACCATAAGCACGCCATTTTCTTTGATTGCTTCTTCCGCTGATGCAGATGCGACAGTTTCGTCTAAATGTTCGGTCAAGTTTGTATCGGATTTATTCACAACCAACTCAATCTCGGGTAATGGTGCATCTATAATGCTTGGTTCAATTACATAGGGTGTTTCTGTATCTTCCTCTGCGTCAATCGTTGTTTCAACCGGAATATCATCAAACGTCGCATCTATTTCCATATTAACTGTTTTTACCGGCGCGTCAGCATCACTATCATCGTCGGACTCTGCGCCGCTATCGTCATCAGATTCTGACTCGCTGACATCGTCGGACTCTGCACCGCTATCGTCATCATCGGACTCTGCATCGCTATCGTCCTCATCTTCGCTCAACTGGACTTCTATTTTCGACTGAATCGGCTGCTCCGACATATGAACCATTGGCGGGTGTACGCCGCCTCGCATATTGTTCAATTCGGTAACAACATTATTCAATAACGAGAACATTGTTTCCGCTTTTTGTTCTAAACTACTAATGCGATTACGGAAATGAAACACCAATAAAACTAATAAAACGAACGTAACTCCTAAACTAAGAAGAAAAAAGGATTCAAACATACTTTGTATTTTCATTATAGTATTTCTACAAAAATGTTTTTACATATAAACGAACAAGCTATTTGTAAATGCAAAATAAAATGACAATCTATAATATACAAACGATTATACAATAATGAACCCGTCATTTGAAAAAACCGCTTCGGTGAGTCAAAGTGATTCATTGAAAGCGCCCCCTTCCGTTTATAGAGACTCGTCGTCATCCAGTTATGCAAGTATATTTAGTGGTAAAAACTTTATGATTATGTTATTAACCGGTCTATTGATTTTATCGTTCCTTGGTGTTAATTTATTAGCCATTGTAGGAACTTGGATACAGAGTGTTACTATATTATTTGCACCGTTGGTCAACCAAATATTGTCTCTTTTTGGATACACCGCGGGAACTATCTTAGATAAGTCAGGCGACGTAGCTACTGATGTAGCAAAGAGTGGCATCGACATTGCCGGTGGTGCGGTCCAATCTGTAGCAGATCTTTTGAAAAATGCCAGCACGGGTATTGACGCACAAGGTCGCAGTATTTTAGACAATACTATCAATTCGTCTTCTATATCCACGTCGGTTCCTATTAACGACGATGCACAAATGACCATTCAAAAGCCCATCACTTCTCAAAAAACACAATGGTGTTTGGTTGGCGAATACCAGGGTAAGCGTGGATGCGTCGCTGTAACCGACCAAGATAAGTGCTTATCTGGTCAGGTATTTCCAGAGCAAAAAATGTGCTTGAACCCCACGAACACCGTGTATCGCCATTCTGCCGCAAATGTGTAAAAACGTAGAAAATTGATTGAAAAATAATTTTACATCAAATAAGTATTAAACAAAAATAATTATTTGAATCATGCCAACAAAAACCCGTGACCAAATGTTCAGAGAGAGCTTTGCCCAGTTTATGGAAAACATGGAAATTAGTAATGAACCGGACGAACCCAGAAAAGTGTATACTTTTGACGACGACAATTATGAATTGTTTTGTAATACAAATAACAAAAACTTGGGCACACAAGAATACGAGCTGGTTATAGATAAGACCATCCAGTTCCGATACAGAGTTTCTCGTGATGCATCCGGCAGAAGGGATAATAGTGAGGTCATAACCACTACACAAGAAGTGCCCACGATAGACGAGTTTATTCGCGCATTCAATGACTATTATGCACCATTTATGGAAAGTTGCTTGCCGCACGGAAGGCGTTCATATATGTATGTGAAAGAAGAGGAAACAGACGAGCCTGCTTATAATATCAATATTGTTATTATGTATGCACGGGGTCATTACCCGTTTCCGAGCACGCTTTCAAATAAAGACGTATCAAACGAAACAATTAAAGAATATACCACACGAATTATTGAATTAAAACGCAGAAGCAAGGCAAAAACTGCGGCCATATATCATTTACAACAGTCGGTTGACGATGAATATGAACGGTCGGTTAAGAACTATAAGTCTATGCAAAACAAATACCGCGAACTATACGCGAAATGCAATGAACACGAAGACTGTCCAGTATGCATGGAACCAATTGAGGCAGCAAAATTAGAATTACCCGGATGTGGACACATGATATGTAGTAGTTGTAGCAGTCGTTGTCATAGATGCCCCATATGTCGGGATACATATGATGAGCACATGACGGAATGGCATAATACACATAATATAACGAGCGACCAGGATATAACTGCATAATCAGGATAGAACAACACAATTAATATTTTCAGTAGGAGTAGTTGTGTAATTTGAAATAATTTTAAAACTAGGCGTATGTGAACTCTCATCATCATCAATAGTTAGAATTGTTGACGGTGTCAACGATGTTTGGTATCTGAAATGTATGCCATACGTATAATCGCTTTCTGTAATGACATTTTGAAAGTTTAACGTCATAAACGTATTTACAAACCCACTGTAATTGAACTTGATAGAGGTTTCTGGTGTTAATCTTATTTTTATAGTTGATATAGACATAATTATATTTGATGTAACATTTTTCGGTTCTGCTCCAACATACTTAAGATTCGCAGCATTTGCAATCGTTTCAGCATCAGTAAGCACATTCAACGTTATTTCTACCCCCGACATGTCTCTAGTAACCAAATCCGAACCAGATATTTCCAACCGGATAGGTATTGTTATACTTAGATCACTTAAACGTTGGCTTATTATATCAGTAACGGAAAAAGAACCTATATTCTTATTAATTGCTGGATCGTTTATAATAAGTCCAGTAATACACTCAATATTTTCGAATATATTGTATTCAATCTCTTCTTTTTTTTCGGTATTTTGTATAGCAGCAACATTACGGTTCAAAACATAATTGTATAATGGAATGCCGGGCTCTTCGTACAAGAATATGGTTTGCCCCTGCACTCGCGGAACGTCAGACCGACTCAATGGTGTAGGATTAGAACTATCATTTGGACAAGAAAGAGTTTGTTCGATGCGTTTTGCAACAACTGGGTTCGCACGGTTTAAACTTGCAAAACGTTCGGCTCTAGTTTGCTTAGACGACTGATTGCTGTTTTTATTATATTTCAATATTTCAACTTTGCGGCGTCGTGCAAGTTTTACACTCAATGGTTCGTCGTCACCCGACGGGGCAACGTAATTTGTATAAGGCGATACCATACTCAATCTTATTGATGGTCTATTATATAGAAATCGTTGCCTACGAACGGCTAATATACTATTTTCACACCCGTCAGAATTGGGGTCACTCATTATGGATTAGACTATATATATAATCACATATATATGGTATTTTGTATAAACTTAGATTTTGGATGTGTACCAGTGGCTAGAAATATATGAATATAGCCTACTTGAAAGACGGTCATCAATATTGGTAGTGTTTGGTCCAGCTGAAACAAACTTGTTAATATCGAAAATGTTCAATGCGTAATCATAATAACGCAAGTTTGAAACGTATCCGTCGAACCCCTTATTGAAACCAACATTGACATCATTGTAATTTTGTATGGGGGTTTCTTCTAATATAGTTCTTCCCGATACAGTTCCATTAATATATGTGTCCATAATGGTGTTTTGTAGACGAACAACTACACATACCCAGTTCTTGATTGGAATGTCGTTAATTACAGTCTTGTTTGTTATATTATTTCCTTCGGAAGTATCCATTATGACATGTAGAGAAAGAGTATTTGCGCTGTCGGAAGTTTCGTTTTGTTTCAGATACAATCCAGGTGCATTGTTTACCGTCGCTAGACCATTACTTTTTGCACCTTCTGGGTACTGGTTCGTATCAATATTTACAAAACTCTTATTGCCCTTGTTAAATACGTGCTGGTATTCAGTTGTTTTCCCAAATCATTCACATATATCCATGTGGCCCAAGTAAACTCCATACCGCTGCTCTCATTATTAGAACGTTTGATTGGTATGTGTCCACCTTTTTTGGGGTCTTCTGTATAGGTTTTACGAGCATCACCGCGCATCATACCATTAATCAAATAAGGATTGTCAGAAGGACCCAAGAAATAGTCCAAAAGCATAATTCCTAAATTGAAAATATACATGAAAACGATGATGATGAGAATGAGAAATGCAAATTTGGCAATTATGCTATTGGATTGTAGAAACGACGATGACGACCCTTCCACTCCGGTTTCAGATTGAGATGAGAACCCACTCACCGATTGTTTTACACTTTCTGCGGCGGAAGATACAGTGTTGCTTATAGATTCACCTACATCTCGCACACCTTGTGGAATAATCGACTCATCGCGTCTAGATCCTTCTGGAACTTGAGAAGATGTATTTTGTAATTGATCACTCATATGTAATTTGTATATTATATACGAGCATAATTTCTGATTAGAATAATGAAAATCGCGTAGTCTCTACGTTGTTACGTAATATTGAGAGGTCTACACCGTAGTCGGATAATGTGCTAGTCCAGCTTCCTTGTCCGTTTCCTTGTAAATACGAGTTCCATACTGTTTGTGGGTCAACTGCATGCGCCCAGTGCTTGAACCGAGCAATGCTTGCGTCGAAACCATCGCCACCACCTAATTGCATTTTTTCGGCGATGGTTGGCACCTTGGGTATGAACACCACCGAATTCACCTCCGAAATCACTCGCGAAGATTTTACCAATTTGCCATCAATGTATCCATCAACATATTGACCATCAACGCTTATGGTAATATATACCCACTTTTGTAAAGGCATGTTATCAGTTATTATCACATCCTTTTCTGAATCATCGGTCATAGTGAACGTGGCTCTCAATTTTGGGGAAGTGTTATCCAATGATACGGTCAAATTGTTTGCGCGCTTAAATATAGTTTTTGTTTTGTTGCTGTCCCAATTGCTGACGAAAATCCATATGCCATATGCATACGACGATGAACCACGTGAGTTTGTAATTTCAATTGGAGGTATAGTTTGAGAAAGATTTGCGGTTTCGGTGAGAACCGTCTCAGAACTTCTGTAAAATGAAATCAACAAATACAATAAGAAAATAATGACAACACCTAATAATATGGGAATGAAATCCATGTTTTATATATTAGAAGAAGGTATTTTTTTGTGCGCAATCAAATTATAATCTATGGCGATTTGATGTTTTGTCAAAGGTTCCATATAATATCTCACATTGGATATGGCCCCTTTCAATCCATTCACGCTACCTAACTCAATGTTTTCGGAAATAGCATACGTTGGTGGAAGAATACTATTGAAATAAAAGGTTTTTTCTAAATGACCATTGATAAATAAATCTGCATGTGTAGATGTATAATTGAATACGAAATTGTTCCATTTTTGATAAGGAAGGTTCAGTTCATAAAAGGGTGCAAACTCGGCATCTGTGAAATAAACGCGATATGTACCGCTCTTAAACTCAAGTAACGAATCTGGTTCTTGGTCCGGTATCACTTGTTTATATGTGATGCGGGGTTTACCTCCACCATAATTGAATATGTTTGTTTCATTTGCGTAAGCGTGCGAGTCCGAGCCTTGGGTATTCAAGTATATCCACATAGAAACTGCATAATTACGATTTTCTACTTTCAGTTCATCTTCGGGCAAATCTTGAATGTTATCATAATCTGGCGCTTTGCGTATTTCGTTACCTAATGTAATTATGCGATGTTTGTTTAAGAACATGCTGTCTTCTAAAATTACTTTTCCATGACTAATATCAACTGACTTCAATATTGTCGGTGCGTAAAAGTATATGAGCAACAGTGCGATTTCAACCATAAATAGAATGGCGATTGCTGGTGGTGTCATGCGGAACTCTTTTACCAAATAACTTGCGAAATTGGCCACCATACATGGTATGTAAAAAATGAAATTAATAATGAAACCGGTCCATCCAGACATCTTACGCAAATTACTACCAATGATGAATGATAATATGGCCAGTCCTACAATGGCGATTAATATTGTCAATATATTCATAGTGAACGTAAATATAGACAAGTAACCAGGCGAGAGGGTTAAATATAAATACGTGCAAATGAAAAATATTGTTGCAATTGTCATGTATCCGTACACAAAACCCTTGGTTGGGTTCTCGTTGCTATGATATAAATACGTGAAATACAATATAAGAATTAAAAACGGGACTCCTGTATAAAGTATATTACTCATCGCATTTGCTCCGTATGCTTGGTCGTCAACGCTTACTGATATGAATCCCAAAATCATAATTGTTAGTGTAATCGAAACTATTAATAATGTTTTATATCCACCCAAATATGATATTGTATTCATTATTTTGGAAGAAAAACTGAAACTACTCTGTTCAGTTGTATTATTTGTATTTTGTTCCGACATTGTATATTATTTGATTAGATAAAATACAATTTACTAAACCCCGCATCTATAGGTTCTCCATCGTGGTTTTCTTACCATGGCATTCGCGACAAAGTGCAACAAGATTGTCTATGTGATTGCTCCCACCGTATTCTAATCGCACAATATGATCCACTTCAAACCATGCAGTTAGTTTTGATTGACAATCCCCGCATTTCCAATCTTGTCTGGATGCTACGAACTTCTTTTTCGTTTCACTTACCGAGCGCTTCGTTGACTTTTTACCCGAATTAATAATGCGCGTTTCTGCTACGGGTTGCCTCTGCTGCATTGGAATGACTGGATGCATTCCATCGTCCAAATAGCCGTGTTGTTGTTTGCTAGTAAAATCCAATAATGGAGATATAAAACTAGACGTGTTGCGGTCCACTGGCAAATACTTGATATATTCATTTGACGCATTCACTATTTCACGTGCGCGTAGGGGATTACGCTTCATCAACATATATAACATGAAAGCGCCGAATACCACCCCCGCCATTTGATAATATTTTTTCCAGGACATCAATAATTTCATATATTTACCATCAGTGTATATATTGGCTATTACAAAACCAGTAATAATAATCAATAGTATTTCGAAACGCATAGTTATAGTATAATTAGAATATTTTGGCTCATTCATTTATTCATAGCACGTGTAAACACCATACAACACTAGCCCGACCAATCCGGCGTATATAATGTGCTTACGCATCTTAATCTTTTCAGCTAAATATATTTCCATAGGCTTATAATGTGCGCGATATTGGTCCAACGCAACCGCCATAGAGACTTCTTCTTTTCCGATAAAAATATTTACTTTGTTATGTATAAAGTGAACCCATCTGACAAACGATTCGCGACAATCTAAATACGGGGTTACTGGATATTTATCAATCATTTTACTGAAGTTGTTTCCGATTTCTTCGTTTGGTATAAAGAGCGGAAAGTTTGTAATCAAATCGTAATATTTCCGCTTTGTAACTTGGTTCGGTGTCATTGGATATGATTCGGCAATTGTATGCAGGAAAAACCAGTAATGTGGACCCCAAACATTTGGATCAAAGTTCATTTGTATAAGAAGAATATATATAAAGGTTATGGAATATATTTTATTAGACTACGAGTTATATGAATGAGAAATATTGTAATAATTGCGGTAAAGTAGGTCACTTATACCATCAGTGTAAAATGCCTATTACCAGCATAGGTATAGTAGTATTTAGGATAGTGAATAAAGAAGTGCAATATTTATTAATACAACGCAAAGACACGTTTGGATATATTGATTTTATGCGGGGAAAATATTCGGTTCACAATCCAGAATATATCAAAAGTATGTTTATTCAAATGACCATAAATGAGCGAATTAAACTATTGAACAGTAGTTTTGACGATTTGTGGGTTGAACTATGGGGAGGAGCAATTCAATTTGGCTCGTATAAGGTGGAGGAAAACAGCTCGCGCGATAAGTTCAACACGTTAAGGCGAGGGTTGTATCAACTGGACAAATATTATAATATGGAAAGCATTATAAATGAATCTAACAATATTATTTGCTGGAAAGATGCTGAGTGGGGGTTTCCAAAGGGCCGACGCAATCAACATGAAAGCGATTATCGGTGTGCAATGCGCGAGTTTTGTGAAGAAACCGGACTGGAACCGTCCATGTTCCATAACATTCGAAATATTTATCCATACGAAGAAACATTTACTGGTTCAAATTATAAGTCATACAAACACAAGTATTATTTGGCTTATATGGACAATGATAACAGCAAATATACAAATAATTATGATACTACCGAAGTGAAAGATATGCGTTGGTTTTCATATGACGAATGCATCAATACAATACGTCCGTATAATTTAGAAAAACTTAGAATGCTAACAAAAATACATAGAACCGTTCATTGCTTACCATTGATTCAGTTTTGAACCAATTACGAACAATGTGTAACTAAAAAATCTGTATATATTTTAATTACACTATGCGAACTAAAACACGTAAACGTGGACTAAAACGTGGGTTAAAGGGTGGAAACAATACTACTAGAAAAGTAGAGACCAACCCTATTGTAAAACGATACGGCTGTTCCGGGTTAGACCCCATCCCTGAAGACCAACAAGTAAGAGCGAAAGAACTTGAATCAAAAAAAATGTCGCAATTACTTCAAATAATTGAGAATATGAAAAATACGCGAGTAGGTTTGGTGAATAAACCAAAAAAACTGTTAATTAATTTGATAATTTGTATAGAAATGAATAATCGTCGCGAAGAAGAACAAGAAAAGGCAACAGAAGAAAATAATGCTCCGACTGAAGACAATGTGTCTGCTCAACCTGCAAAAAGTCTGCCAAAGAAGTCGGAAATAATCATAGGTGAAACTACAGATATTTCATGTAATCCACCCAGTTGTCCTGCTGGTTTGCGGTGTTCAACTGACAAGAAATGTTTCTTCCAAACTAAACTCATATTGAGGAGGGGTGTCATGACTGAAATATTAACAATTCATGGAAAACGAAAAAAGTTTCAAAGCAATATCAGTATGTATGAAAAACATATTAGTTATATTCGTTTTTTAAAGAAGTTTACCGGGCCTAAATTAAAATCCCACGTTCATGAAGTTTTAAAAAATGTTATAAACAACAAGATTGAGTTTGAAAAAACTTCCGTTGGTGATCTCAAAGATGAATTGATAATTCGTATACTTGATTTGGAGGATATTATTCGAGCGCGAAACCAGGAAATACCTATAGTGTTCGGAGTTCCACGTAATACTATAATTGAAGAGGGGATTGAAGATGTTGCTGTGCAAGAAACCAAGGAACCAGAACCAGAACAAGACGTTGCCGTGCAAGAAACCAAGGAACCAGAACCAGAACAAGAACCCGATGAAGACGCTGCAGTGCAAGAAACCAAGGAACCAGAACCCGATGAAGACGCTGCAGTGCAAGAAACCAATGAACCAGAACAAGAACAAGACCCAGAAGAAGACACTGCCGGTGCAAGAAACCAAGGAACAAGAACCCGATGAAGAACCGTACGAAGAACCGACGAAGACGCTGCAGTGCAAGAAACCAAGGAACAAGAACCAGAAGAAGAAGCTGCTCCAATACTGGATTTAGAACAAGAGTTAGTCAAATTACAAGACAGAATCGGTTCAGAACCATTTGATAAGAATAGCAAAGAACATAACAGTTTTTTGCGAAATAAAGAATTGATAAATAGAGAAGGTTTCGGAACACAAACTACATATGACTTTTTATATCCGGAATTAGACGATCCCATGTTCAATGCAAAGCTCGCGACACATAAACAATTTCAAGATACACAATATGACGGTAATATTTATGATATCCGAGAACAAGCCGATAAGATGTGCAATTCCGAGTTTGAGTTAACACCACACCAGTTGTTTGTCCGCAATTTCTTATCTTACCAGACACCATACAATGCATTACTGTTATATCATGGGTTGGGAACTGGTAAAACATGCAGTGCCATAGGTATATCAGAAGAAATGCGTCAGTATATGGCCAATATCGGATTAAAGAAGCGCATCATTATTATTGCATCGCCAAACGTTCAAGCTAACTTCAAAATGCAATTATTTGATGAACGTAAATTGAAACAAATTAATGGTGTTTGGTCCTTGAATACATGCATTGGGAACGCTTTGCTTTCGGAAATAAATCCTGTACAATACCGAAATATTACGCGAAACAAACTAGTATCACAAATCAATGCTGTAATAAAACAAAATTACATGTTCATGGGTTACGGTGAGTTTGCAAATTATGTGAAACGTAAAATACAAATATCCGATGTGGTCGGTAGTAATAAAAGTAACGAAATTGCCAAAATAAAGGGGCTGTTTAATGGTAGACTGATAGTTGTCGATGAGGTGCATAACATACGTATTATGCAAGATAACAAAGAAAGTAAGAAAACCGCGAATATGCTAATGAAAATTGCGAAGTATGCAAACAATATGCGCTTGTTATTACTTTCGGCAACACCAATGTTCAATAGTTACAAAGAAATAATATGGATAACCAATTTGCTGAATACAGTAGACAACCGCAGTGTAATCAAAGAGAGCGATGTATTTGATAAAACCGGAGAGTTTCAACCCGTGCGGGCGGACAAAGATGGAAATCAACTCGAAGCCGGTCGCGAACTTATTGTTCGTAAATTAACAGGTTATATTTCATATGTAAGAGGCGAGAACCCATATACATTTCCTTATCGTATTCATCCGAAAATGTTTGATGAATCTAAAACACTTGTTGACGGAGAATACCCAACAATCCAGATGAACGGGAAGTCTATCGATGCACCAATTACGCACATAGATGTTTATTTAAATGATATCGGTAGTTATCAAAAAAGCACATATGATTTTATAATTGACCGATTGATGAAAAAGGATACCAATATAACAACTAAATATGGAAAGGTCCGCGAAATGCCGTCATTCGAGAACATGGAATCGTTTGGGTATAACTATTTGAGAGAACCAATTGAAGCCCTGAATATGTCATATCCTAACCCGAGTTTTGATGCATATATGGAAAAACAAAAGGCCGTAGAAGAACAGCCCGTAGAGGAACCGCGAGTAGAAGAAGAAATGGTAGAACAACAACCAGAAAACTCTAATGTAATATCTTTGACAGATGACGAGCAACAAACAGAAGAACAACAACCAGAAAAATCCAATGTAATATCCTTGATAGATGACGAGCAACAAACAGAAGAAGTAATTGATTTGGATACTTCCGACGACGAATCAGACATTGAAAACCAAGGAAATCAGACAGGAGGTGGCGATGACGATATACCAGAACAACCAGAACAACCACCAGACCAGCAACCAGACCTAGAAGAACTAGAACTACAAGGCATGTATTCTAGTTTGACAGGTTCAAGTGGATTAAACCGCATAATGTCATATAAAACGGCAACTACACCACAAGAATTGCGGTATGATTATGACTACAAGCCAGAAATGTTAGAAAAATATGGGCGCATTTTCTCGCCAGAACATATTTCCAAATATAGTAGTAAAATCAGTAATATATGCGACAAAATCCGCAAATCAAAGGGTATTGTGATGATATATTCTCAATATATCGACGGTGGAGTGGTTCCAATGTCGTTAGCATTAGAAGAAATGGGTTTTACTCGATATGGTTCGGCTAGTCACACAAAATCATTGTTCGCAAAACCCCCGACCGACCCCATAGACGCACTTACCCTTAAACCTCTTGATGAAACTGAAAATCGGTCGGACTTCTCTCGTGCACAATATGTCATGATAACCGGAAGTAGGTTCTTTTCGCCCAACAATACCGCGGATTTAAATTATATTACTACGCCTGAAAACAAGGACGGTAAAAATGTGAAGGTAATATTGATTACACGTGCTGCAGCAGAAGGGCTAGACTTCAAAAACATTCGCCAACTTCATATAATGGAACCATGGTACAATATGAATCGAATAGAACAAATCATAGGGAGAACAGTCCGCAACCTGAGTCACTGTAACCTACCATTTGAAGAGCGAAATGTTGAACTGTATTTACATTCAACTCGGTCAGAAAGCGACAAAGAATACGCCGATCTGTATGTATACCGTTTTGCCGAAAAGAAAGCATTACAAATCAGCAAAGTGAACCGTATTTTAAAAGAAACGTCTGTGGATTGTATATTGAATATCGGCCAAACTAATTTGACTGCCGCAAAATTAATAGAAAATGCAGCCAACCAGAACATAAAAATCCGATTATCCAGTATGTCGGATACAGATATCGATTACAAAATTGGTGACCAACCCGGCAGCGACCAATGCGACTACATGGATACATGTGAATATACATGTAATCCGTCAATCGATATTGCTTCGACAGAAGCAGTCAGCACATTATATAACGATGAACATGCCAAAATGAATTACTCGTCCATTGTAAAGCGCCTGCGTGACTTGTTCAGAGAACAAACAACCTATAAACGAGACTACATTATTTCGTATATCCAATCCGTTCGCAATTATCCCATTGACCACATTGATTTTGTCTTATCCCGATTTGTGGATAATCCAAACGAACCGATATTTGATACATATGGTCGAGTGGGATATTTGGTGAACCGTGATGATTTCTATGCATTCCAGCCATTAGAAGTAAGTGATACGAGAATATCCAATTGGGAAAGAACTGCACCAATTGGGTATAAGCATACGTCGTTGAATATGGAGTTACCCACGCGTAAGAAAGACGATGTTGTGGTGAACGATGAGCCGTCTATTTTGCAGAAAAACACCGAAGACGAGAATAACGTCTCTTATAATTTTTTGATGATAAACAATGATGTAGAGGCGATCCGAAGAGAACTACTCCAAAACATTGATTTAATGAACGAAATGAAAACCAAACCGGAAAAGATACCATCAACAAATACAAATTGGTATAAACACCTTGGAATTATTTACAAGGTATTGACCGATAACCATTCCGTTCCAGTGGAATACATAACAAAGTATATCATATATCACTATTTAGATACATTGTCCATCAAAAAGAAGTTGATATTGATATATTATTTATATAAAAGCGAAAGCTTTGTGCCAGCCGATAATATTGAAACGCATTTACTCCAATATTTCGACGGTAAACGTATATCAAGTTCTCGTTACAATGGAATTATATTAGGAGACGAAAAGCAAATCGGTATTTATATACAAGTAAGAGAAACACGTCAATGGAAAGAAGTAGAGGCAAGTGAGAAAGATGAAATAATGAAATCACTCCGTTCTATGATTGTAAGCCAATCAAAAATGCAACCATTTGTAGGGTTCATGCACTCACATAAAAACGAAGCAACCGTTTTCAAAATGAAAGACTTAACTGAAAAACGTAACAACAAGGGTGCGTATTGTAATATATACGGGAAATTAGATATAGTTAAAAGACTGAACCGCGTCTTGGTAAATGCGCCATATAACCAAGTCGTAAAAGAATATAATAAAACAGATATGGTATCAATAATGAAACCAGGAACATGCGTGTTGATGGAAATATTACTCCGCTATTTTACTGATTTTGATAATACGAAAAATGGGTCAAAATACTTCTTTGATTTAGAAAGTGCACGAATAAATGACATACCGTCTCTGCGTATATAATCAAATAATTATTACTTGCAATAATTTATATTAATGAAAGTAATAGTATCTAGATACAACGAAGATATTTCTTGGACAGAACAATTGTCAAACGTTATTATATTCAACAAAGGAGAACCAGATATTGAAAGCAAACATCCAATTATACAATTGGAGAACCTAGGTCGAGAAGGTCACACATTTTACAACTATTTTTATGAGAATTACGATAATTTGGATGACTATACGATTTGTCTCCAAGGAGACCCGTTTGATCATTGTAAAAATGCAGTGGAGCTAGTAAAACAATACCAAGATGGTAGTGGAGTTGAACACGGTTTTGCAGTAATGGCAGACCTTCGATACGATACTACACTAGGAAACGATATTATGATGGATGATAATATGAATCAATCAAAAATCCCAATACATCTCGTGTATAATTATATATTGGATGTGTATCAAATACAAAATATTGGCTGGACGTTTGGTGTAGGAGGACAATTTATAGTATCAAAGGAAAATGTTCTCAACCGACCGCGAATTGTTTATGAGAAAATATCAAATATATTGAAACGAACGAAAAGCCCAATAGAAGGATATGTAATGGAGCGATTGCATTTGCCAGTATTATGTCCCCAAAAAAACAGATATGCAGAAAATTGAATAAAATATTTCTATATAAAGATAATATATAAATACGATTATTAGTATGGCAGACAATAGAACCGAACAGAAAGTATATGGCGTTTATCACCCATCCATATTGAGCGCAAAGTTAATATTATCACCAAATGAAATTGGCAACAATCTCAAGAGCAATCTTGAGAAAATGATAAGAATGAACACGGAAGGTCGGTGTATTGCAGAGGGTTACATTCAGCCTGACTCCGTGAGAATAGTGAATTACTCCGCGGGGAATCTCATGAACGGTTCAGTCGAGTTTCAATCTACTTATGAATGTATGGTATGTCATCCAGTGGAAGGAATGATCGTAGAATGCCTTGCGAAAACAATAACCAAGGCGGGTGTACATGCGGAAATTACTGATAATTTGGGCAATACACCAGTTACAGTGTTTATTGCAAGAGACCATCATGCAAATGACAAACGCTTTAGCGAAATAAAAGAAAATGCCAAAATCAAAGCAACCGTAATAGGTGTTCGCTATGAGTTGAACGACCCGTATATTTGCGTGATTGCCAGCCTGAAAGCGGTTGTTGAATAAATAATGTTGTTTGACTATATTGAATGATGTATTAATGTGAAATGATATAAAATGTTTTTTATAGAACACTTCATATGGAAACGCTTATTAGACTTAAAACTGATATTGAAAAGATGAATAAATATCAACAAACAGACATATTACGTATTTTGCATAATAATAATGTTACGTTGAATGAGAACAAAAGTGGTGTATTTGTCAATCTATCAACGGTAGATGATACCATAATTGAAAAACTTGACAAGCAAATAGCGTATATCGTTGAACAAGAACACAACATACAGGCTGCAGAATATCAAAAAGAAGAATACAAGACCTATTTAACAAATGATAAAGAGGATAAAGAGTTTGTCAACTATACTATAGAATGAATGTAGACAACGAAATATTTAATTTTATGATGAATAGAGAGCCATTATTCAACCATAAAACAACCGACTGTGATATTATTCGTCTTATATCACCCAATATGTTAACGCGAGCAAGTTACGACGAATATAACAAGATTGCAAAAGAAGAACCGCCGGTTATGGTGGAACAACCTGTTGTAGTGGATCCGCCGGTCGTAAACGTAGAACCCCAGACCAAACTATGTGAAGAAGAACCTCCTGTATCTTCCGAACTCGCGTCTACTTCAATATTCGACAATATTAATGACTGGATAATGCCAAAGCAAAAAGGACACTCTTTTTTGGTGCGTGTTTATTGCTACTCAGGGATATACCGAATATATGAAAATACATCATAATTATGGTGCAAAAGAATTAGAAATGAAACAAAAAATAAGTAATTATATTGGGAAAAATGCCGGAAAAATGAAACTTACAAATCAGAAAATCACAAAGCAAGCCGTTCAAGAAATTATGTCCGAGTTATTCACTGATATTCAAAAAACATCACTACTGACACTTACCGCGCTAGGAGTGTTTTTTAACATCAACTTCATTTTGTTGAATACAAATAAAATGGGTCGATTAGAAATTGTAACAAATATAGATCGCGAACCAATGGACCCGACGTATTGCATCAAACGCAATAAATACGGAAAATATAGCATTTATATTGAACCTGTAAATGCAAGCATATACAGTGAGTTAGATGAAAAAACTGTATGTTTAGAAAGTCATACAAAACCGCTGAAATCCGTGACTCGATACAAACTGGATGAACTGGTGGAAATTGCTAGAAAATTGGATGTTAGAAGTTTACCTGCCACTTACAAAAAGATAGACGTATACACCGCAATACATGAACTTGTAAAATGGGATTAACTATAAAATTGATTGCACAAGAAATAATATATGATTTTACTATATAAGATTATATATTATGTCAGATAAGGAAACGCCGTCAATTCCAGATGTTAAAAGCAAGACCGTTGAATTTGAAAAGATTGTAAAACACTATTTAGATAGCAATCCTGTTATGACGATTGGAAATAAGACGAGTGAATTAGAAATACGTTTTGGTACAAATCCTCGTGTTTCAAAACCTATTACCAAAATTGACTATGATAATGTTGTAAAACAACTATATGATTGTGGATTTGTTTCTGATAATATCAAGGGTGTTCAAATGTTGCGCGTTCAAAATGAATACACTGATACGCGAACCGGACAGAAACGAATGTCAAATATTCGTGCGGAAATAAATGGAACAGACATGATTCAAGAATATTGCTCTACAAACAGTATTCAGCGATTGATAGATATGCCGTCCACCACATTAAATAAGTTGAACTTTACTCAAAAAAATAGCGCCCTTGCGGCAAATGGTGAATATATCCGTAGGATGGACATGGAAGATTATAACTTCCGCGTTTCGTTTCAAACAGAACAAATATTTCATATGAGAACTAGTGTTGCAAATAATATTATAAGTAAGTGGAACGACTCGCTCAAAATATTTCGCTGTATGAACCGTGTTCGTTTTCGTCACCAGTCAATGCCAGTTTTCGTAGATATGAGTGTAGTAAAAATGTCAAAGAAAGTGAAATATGTCCCGATCCCAAAATATACCATTCAAGAATCTGGCGTCTTCCAGGGAAACGAACAATATGAGATCGAGTTGGAAGTTGATAACAGCCGGGTTGGAGATGGAACTGAATATAACAATGTTAAGTCCCTCATGAACATGTTGCGCAAATCCATTCGAATCATAATGAGTGGTATCCAGGGAACAAAATATCCGATTACATATTCCATGAAAAATGACATTTTATATAATTACATGAAACTTGTACATGGAGAAAAATATGAACCCAAATCTCGCATTTTGCCCCGAGATTTCACTGGTCCCAGTTCGTTTACATTGCAATTAGAAAACATTATAGAACAAGATGAAGATAATAAACAACCCAACATTCGCAACGATTATACTGTCACGGATAAGGCAGATGGAGAGCGTAAACTATTATATATTGCGAGCGATGGTAAAATATATATGATTGATACGAATATGAATGTCATCTTTACTGGGTCAAAGACAAACGAAAAAACTATATTTGATAGTTTGATCGACGGAGAGCATATAAAATACGATAAAAATGGTAATTATATACAATTATATGCAGCATTTGATGTGTATTATATTCATACAAAAAATACTCGTGAGTTTCCATTTGTGCCAACTAACGATGACGAAACCGAAACAAAATGTAGGTTGCCTTTACTTCATAAGTTGGTTGAATTAATCAAGCCTCGCTCGATTATGGACCCGACAACAAAGGAACGCACCGACGGCAAAAGCAATACCCCATGTGACCTACGCATTCAAGTAAAGACCTTTTATAATTCTACTCCCGAAACATCTATATTTGATGGATGCAGCAGAATATTGTCTAATGTTCGCGATGGAGCATATGAATACACTACGGATGGTCTCATTTTCACGCCATCAAGACTCGCGGTAGGAGGCAACGAAGTTGGAGACAAAGGCGGGAATATAACCAAAATAACATGGGAACATTCTTTTAAATGGAAGCCCCCAGAGTTCAATACAATTGATTTCTTGGTCTCTATCAAAAAAGACGAAGCGGGTAAAGACGAAGTCCACCATATATTCCAAGATGGTATCAATACAACAAGCACCAATGAACTATTACAATATAAAACCCTTATATTACGTTGTGGGTTTGACGAGCGAAAGCATGGCTTTATCAACCCATATCAAGACATTTTGGACGACAATATTCAAGACTTCAGTGACATGGACAAAGAAGATGGCTATAAGCCCGTTCCATTTCAACCTACAAAGCCGTATGATAAGAATGCCGCCTTCTGTAATGTATTATTAAAAGACGATGGAACAAAGACATATATGGAAACAGAAGAAGGTGAATATTTCGATGAAGATACAATTGTGGAGTTTAAATATGTAGAAACGAATGACGACAAATGGCGCTGGGTTCCATTGCGCGTGCGTTATGACAAAACATCTGAACTTCGTGCTGGATTGAAAAACTTTGGAAATGCATATCACGTTGCCAATAGTAATTGGCACTCTATCCACAACCCGGTAACCGAAGAAATGATAACGAGCGGAGAAGGTGTTCCACAATATATGAATAACGAAGACGTTTATTATAATCGCACTGATGATGAAACCAGCACTCGTTCGTTGAGAGACTTCCACAATATTTATGTGAAGTCAAAACTCATCCAATCGGTTTCGCGTCGTGGCAACACATTGGTTGATTTGGCTGCAGGTAAGGCTGGCGATTTATCAAAATGGATTCGCGCCAAATTATCATTTGTCTTAGGCATTGATATTTCAAAAGACAACATCCATAATCAATTGGATGGAGCATGTGCTAGATATTTGAAGTCTAGGAAAAAACAGACAAACATGCCGAGTGCTTTGTTCTTACACGGCGATAGCAGTCTTAATATTCGCAATGGAACTGCTTATTATACAGAGAAAGATAAACAAGTAAGCAATGCTATATTTGGAAAAGGTCCCAAAGATCCGTTGCAAATCGGGAAAGGCGTTTACAATAGTTATGGTGTAGCGGAACAAGGTTTCAATATTACGTCGTGTCAATTTGCAATGCACTATTTCTTTGAAAACGAAGCTACATTACATCAGTTCATGCGCAATGTATGTGAATGCACCCGACTAAATGGTTATTTCATTGGAACGTGCTATGACGGAAACGAAGTGTTTCAAATGCTCAACAATAAAAAGAATGGAGAAAGTGTCACTATTTTCAAAGAGCAGCGTAAAATATATGAACTCACCCGATTATATGACCAGACTGGATTCCCTGACGACGAAACAAGTGTTGGGTATCCTATAAATGTGTATCAAGAAAGCATAAACAAAACGTTCCGTGAATATTTGGTTAATTTCCGATATCTGGAACGAATCATGGAAGACTATGGGTTTGTATTACTTACCCGCGACGAAAGCCAGCAAATG